ATTTGGATTAGAGAAATCTTTGAATTATAACGAGTCTGTAGGAAATAGACTAAATGCACCAACTGGTGTTACTTCATATGGAGACGGTGCTAGTGGTGTTGCAGGTAATAACCTAACTCCTCTGGACGCACAAGGTATCTGGTTAAAGATGGAACTAGCTGCCGGAACTTCAAGTACCAATAGTTTTTATAGAATCCAAGTTGAAGGAACAACTATATAATGCCTACTCCACTAACAGTTGAATTTATTGGATCAAGAGTTACCTCTCTTCAAAATGCTGACTTAGGTGATTGTTCAGCAGAAAAGGTAGCTGGTGGTGGTGCTGCTGTTGGTGAGCAGACTTCTTCTTTGTCTGTGCAAGGCGGTGAAGCTATCGCGATGGATTATCCTACAGCTTCTCGTTTTTGTACTTTAACCTTTGATATTGTTAGTGCCGGTGGAACTGCTTTAGATTTTACTTCTGGAGGAACTGAAGAAGGACAGCTTCTTTGGATTTGGGGAAATGCACTTTTGCCTTTAACTTCAACCGGAACCAATACTGATGGTGCAATCGGTGGTTTTGGAATTATAGTTTCTGATAACGCTACAGCGGCAGGAAACTCTTATGCTGGATGGACCTTTTATGGATCTGAAAACTATCCCGGTGGTTTTCAAAAAATGGTTATTGATCCAACGATAAGGCCAACTTTTTCTGGTGGTGGATTTGCAGCCACAGATCTTGCGGCTATTAGAAAAGTGGGTGTGTTTTTTGTATCTGACGCACTTGCAAAGGGTGGTGCTGATGCATGTATTTTTGATGCAATTGACATTGGCTCTGGACTGAGAATCTATGGAAGTGGAACTCCAGACGCAGGATTTAAAGACCTTATTGATGCAGACGAAGGAGATACCAATAACAGATATGGTGTTATCAAATCTTTGGATTCCTCATCTACTATTGTTGAAATTCAGGGTGTGCTAGAGATCGGTAGCGGTAATAATGCTCAAACTGTATTTGATGATATTAATAGAATTGTAAATTTTGGTGCTCCTCAATCTATTGATACATCAGTAACTCCTCAAGTATTTAGTAATAGTATTCCTACTAATTTTCAAAAAGTTTTAATTAACGGTAACACAACATCTGGAACCATCGTACAGATGGGAGAAAAAGTTGGTGATGGAGATACAGCTAGAGGACGAAACGGATGTTTTCTTCTTGGCAACGCTAATTATGATCTAACCTTTAAACCTAACAATAATGGTGAAGTAGACAATTGCCTACTTTACGGTACTACTATTCGTGATTTTAGAGAAGAAATAGCTTGGTTAAACACTCCGACTGGTCACGAGTTTATTGGTTCTACGATTGACGGTGGTGCTGAATTTACGGCAGATAGCGGTGTTATTATTAGAAACTCTACCTTCCAGAACGCTTTTGATGATATACTAGAGATGAATCCGGCATTTAGGTGGAACTCTGGAACAAATATTAAGAACAGTAACTTTATTGCAAACGAGTATGGTGTTCATCATCCATTTACAGGAACATTTATCTACGATAATTTGCAGTTCTCTGATAATACTACTGCTGATATCTTGTTTACTTATGCTACTCCTCCGGGCGGAAATCTTCTTATCCAAGCTACAAATGGTGCTAATCCCGCAACTTCAAGTATCGGAACTAGTGGTCAGCTTGGTAACACGATTACTATTGAAAATACTGTTCTTTTAACATTAACAGATATTGTTCCGGGGTCGGAAGTAAGAATATATAAATCTAATCCAACAGGCGTTTTTCCAACAGAATTGGCTGGTATAGAATCAGAGGATGATGGAACCTTTGAATATGCTTATAATTATACTGGGGACTTTGACGCAGATATCGTTATTGTGAATACAGGATATGTCTATTTTAGACAGGACGATAATACATTAACGAACACTCCAAATACGATTAAAATTAACCAAGTTTTTGACAGAAATTACGAGAATCCTTAATAGAGGTGTATTAAATGACAGATAGGAAAGTTGAATATGGACTGATAGAAACCTTTTGCCCGGCTCCTGAAAACGCAGACTGTACGGATTTTAAGTGTACTAGGGTAATTAAGTTTATGGATAAGTGTTTTATTGACCATAAAACCGGAGAATTGTACTGCCATGATTGTGGAACAATTCAAAAGTATGAAAGGAAAATGGCTCAGAGAAGAAAAAGTATGGGTATACCTGAAGTTAAAATTAACGGAGAATAATAAATGGCAATTATAACCGATCCAGATAATCTAGACAGGCTACAGGTGCTTGTGGATTATTATAATCAGAAGATAGGTATTAAGCCTGTCTTCTCTACAACTCCATTGGTCAATTATAACCTACTTGCTGAGACTGGTGTTGGTGAAACTCAAGGCGATCAGGCATATCCCTATGCTTTTAAAGCTGCTAGTTTTGCAGGTTCCGGTGTTGCAAGTGGTGACATTTTGACTATTTTGAACGGTCAGAACATCGACCACTGGACTATTACAGGTCTTGTTGATTCAACTGGCCTTTTGGTCAGTTCACCTTTTGGTGCGACTGGTGAAACAGATATTAACTATGCAATTTTGACCCCTACAGGTGGTACTGTAACTGATGGTGCTACACTACAGGCTATCTACTCGTTCCTCAAGGAAGAGTGGAAAACAGCGGGTTCAGGTTTCGTAGATTTGATTCAGTTTATTTTCCCACTTGAATCTATCACGAGAGAGCAGTTTGAAATTGGTGGTGCTACTCACGGTGACTTCGACTGGAGAGATAACGATACGAGAGAATTGATTCGTACTGGTGGTTGGGCTAAACTAGACAGTGCTGGTACAGTAAAGCAAACTTACGCTGGGGTTATCACTCTCGGTAGCTTGGATTCAGACACTCAAGTTTACTATCAGCAAGTCGATTCTACATCTGGTACTGTAACTGACCCTAAGAACTTCGTTTTGACAGGACCAGTGAATCAGGCCATTTTGGTTCAAGATACTGATGCCGGTGACGACTTCAGAACATTCTTGAAGATTTTTGCTAGAAAGAAAGGTAAATCATACTCTCAGTCCGAAATCGCTGATATTGGTGTTAGCACTCTTGAGTCTATCGTGAACAGATTCCCTGTTACTCACGGTGACGATCCTGCTATTGTTGACTCTGATGGTGATCTTGCTGGTGGTGTAAAAATTTACCAAACTGGTGTCATTCTAGGTACAGGAACAGACTATACAACAAGTGTTTCTTCCGCTTCGGCACAAGAAAAGACATTCACTGTTACTGTTGCTGCTGGTGACTTCCAAGCATCTGGTGTTACAGCTAAAGATTTTATCAACCTTCAAGGTACTGATGCTGCTTTAGATGATGATTTCTTTGAAATTATTTCTGTAGATAGTGCAACTCAACTTACTCTTCTACAAGAGCCTACAGTTGCTATTCCAGCAGAAGCATCTATTACAGGCGTTTTATACAGTAGAAGAAGAGCAAATGAGAGAAGTGACGGACAAATCCAAAATATTGGTGGTTCGGATCTTTCTGGTACTCTCACAAGTGCTGCTTCTGACTTTGTTAGCTCTGGCGTTGCCGCAGGTGATATTGTTGGTATCCTTGCATCTGGATCTACTTCATTAGATGAAAATGTTGGTACATACAAAGTTCTTAGCATAACAGATCTTAATAACGTAGTTCTTGATACGCAAGATCAACCATTCCCAACTACTCAAAGTGCTGCTACATTTAACTTTGAAGTTTATCGTCCCGGAATGTACTTGCAATACAAGAGGGAAGTTGCTGCTAATGTCGGTGCTGACGCAACATCTGGTCTTGTAATGAGTAGTGCTTCTCCTGATACTATTCAGCGTAGAGATGGTGGAAACTTCGCAACAGACGGATATGTTGTTGGTGGTGTTATTAGAGTTGGAAATGCAGAAGACGCTGGTAACATCGGAAGCTATGTTATCTCTGGTATCTCTACAACTACTGAAACTAACGATACTGTTAGCTTGTTCCAGAACACAACATTGACTGCAAATGCTGCTGATACTACTGCTACACTTAGTGGTGAGAACGGATTCCTTCGCTCTCCACAAAACCAAGCATTTAGCTACAACTGGAGATTGTTCGGAAACGATGGTACTCTTGCTAACTGCTTCCAGTGGTTGCAGAAACAGCTTCGTCGTGGTGCTTCCGTTGCACTTGACGATTCTGACTTCAGAACTCTTTCTGATATCAGTACAGCAAGTGGTGTTTTCCGTGGTGATGTTACCGACCTTCTCATGAACTTCGCTTCTCCAAACGGTACTACATTGAACTTGTTCATTGACGACCTTAATGCAAACGAGAAAAACAATGTTACCTTTGAAGACGTTCTTGGGGTTGGAAGAAACTTCGCCTTCTTGTCTGTTATTAGTATTTCTGTTAATGCTAACATTATTGACGATGATGATACCAAATTGGTTGTATTCTTCACAAATGATGATGCTGGTGACAACACTGGTCGTGACTACGGAACAGATGAAGCAATTATCGTACAAGACACAAGCAATTCAGATATGATCGCTGGTGTTAGTGCAGATATTACATCTTCTCCTGTGAACTTTGAGTATGACTTTGATAACAATACTCAAAGAGGAGCAGCTTCCGCTGGTACGCCCGCACCTGTTACTATTGTTGCTATCGGATTGAACACAGCACAGTATGTGTCAACCGCTGGTACGGTTACGAGACAAAGTACAAATACTTTCTCGCTCGTGTCCGCTCTTGAGCGTAACTATAGTAATACTTAATCCTTTGAGATATTAATTACCTACCTCGTATATAATAACTATGTGCGAGGTAGGAATTTTTATAAATAGGACAAACAAAAAATAGGTGATAAAAAATGGCAATAAATGAAAACGGCTTTATTAGGCTACCGCCTGACAGTACGGGTAAAAAATCCGCTGCTGCCGGTAGACTAGTAATCTTCTTTACCGGAGAAGGGTCTACAAAATTTGAAGTTGGTCAAACTGTCACAGGTGGAAATAGTGGTGCTAGTGGTGAAATCGTTGGTATTGAGCGTGCTGGTTTTGCTTCGGGCGAAGGAGAGTTATTTTTAGATTTATCTACAATTACTAATGGGCCATTTCAAGTTTTAGAAAATCTTCTTGTTGGTGTCACCATAATTGCTACAGTTAAATCTGATGCAGACTTGAGTGAGCTTTACTATCAAAAAAGCACAATTGTAGATAGAGATGATCCTGCTCACTCGCTAAAAATCGACAGAAATGGAGATGGATTTGTTAGGTTTGATGAAGGTTCTCCTGCACTTAGTACCTTTGGTGGATTAATCAGTGAACCTACAGAAAGTTCTCGTCAATACGTTTATGCTTACGATGAAAGACCAAATGAATTTTATGATGTAACTGCTGGAAGTGGAACTTTAACTTACGCATCAAGTCAAAGATCTATTGTTCTGGATACAAATGGAACTGCAAGTGGCGACCTAGTTACTAGGCAGAGTCACCTTTATCATCCATATCAGCCCGGAACTATGAGCAAGATTATGCAAACATTGGCGGTTGGAGATACAGGTAAAGCTAATGTTAGAAGAAGATGGGGTTACTTTGACGAAGAAAACGGAATTTTTTGGGAACTAGATGGAACAGATTTATATGTTGTAGTTCGATCTAATACTACTGGTTCTGTTGTTGATACAAGAGTAATACAATCAGATTGGAATAGAGACGAGCTTGATGGAACAACAAACTTCAATTTAGACATAACAAAAGAAAATCTTTATTGGATGGATTTCCAGTGGCTTGGTGTTGGTGTTGTTAGATTTGGAATTTACGAATCAGATGGTAGAAAAACTACTTGCCATGTGGTAGAAAACCCAAACAATGAAACAAACCCCTACATGCGTCAAGGTACTTTACCTATAAGATATGAATGTGAAAATACTAATAACGCCGCTTCTTCTAGTGAGCTAAAGGCAACTTGTGCTGTTGTTCAGCTTGCTGGTACTATCAAAAGACAATTTTCTTCATTTGGTGCTACCTGTGCTTCTCCTACTCCTGTAGCTTTTGGCGATGGAGAAGTTCCAATAATGAGTATAAGACCTAAAGCGACATTCAATGGGTTAGTAAATCATGCATTAACTATTCCAGAAGAATTCCATGTTATTTCAGATCCAAACACATCTAGTGGACTTTTTAATGTAAGATTAAGAAATAATAGCATTACTCAAGGTGGCAGTTTTACAGGAATAAATGCAAACAGTGTTACAGAAGTAAACCATGCTGTTACTGGCCTCCTTGCCTCTGGAGTGGTTCAATATGCCTCAACAATCAAAGGTGGCGATGCTTACAGTCAGCAATTTGAAAGTTTCAACCCTTACCAACAAAAGAGTTTAATTACTACTGTATTGTCAGACAATGTTACACAACCTGCGATGACAATTACTGTTGAAGCTATGACAGCAAGTTCCACTGGTGATTTTTTCGCAACAATGAATCTAAATGAGATGGTATACTAATGTTTCATCATGGTTGGCCTATGAATCAAGATTTATGGACGTTATACCACAAAGTTACATTTGATGGTCCAAATAAACTTATTATAGTAAATGCGGGCGAACTTAATATTAATATTAAACAGGATATTTATTCAGCTTGGAAAGAATGGGCAAAACAAAGAGATTATTTAAAGTTTTTGGCAGCGTGTAGAAGTGTGGGTGGCGACCCTACGGTTGAAGGAGCCTTTCTAGGTTCTACATTTTTCACTATTAACGGTTGGCAAATAGAAATATCGGAAGGTACTACATTTGTTGGTAATATCTTCTCGGACGATTTCAATAGTCCATTTACCACAGAGCCGAATGTTGACTTAGCTACATCACAGGTTTCAAACCTTATTGATGCTATCGAAGTTAGCACTAGCGATTTGATTCAAGCTGGCATTGCCACTACAGGCACTATCAGCGAACAAACAACAGTGATACAAAACACACTACCTACTGGAGTTGTAAACGAATTAAATAATACACTTTACGATGGAGTGCCATATGAAGATATTATGGCTATACTACTATCAATGGCACAAGGCAGGATAGTCGAAAGTTCTTCTGGCGTATTTGATTTTTACGCACAGAATAATACGGGTGTCCTTTATACACTTACAAAATCGGGCAATGAAAGAAACAGAAGCTAATGAGTATCGGAACAGATTTAACGTCTGTATCAACCCAAGGTTGGTATACCGAGCCTTCACTAACTGACAGACTGACTCCAATATCAACTTTTGGTTGGTATTACTCGGAGGCAGCAGTAAATACGATTTCTGTTGTTCTTTCACTTCCTATAGAAACACTACAAACTATATCGTTAAACTTTAATAAACCGATAGAGAACCTATCAAGCATTAAATTTATAAACAATGTTCCAATAGAAAATTTAGGAGGTTTCAAGTCACCTGAACAAAACTTACCAATAGAATTTAGAGAGGCTATATCTGTATTAACTCAGCAAAATCTGCCTATCGACATTCTTTCAACTACCTTGATTTCTAATAACTTACCAATAGAAAACTTACTGAATATTCAGTTAATAAATAACATACCAGTTGAAAATCTGTCAAAGATAGGTGCTTCAAACCAGAACTTACCTATAGAATTCAGAGAAGCTATTGCTGTTTTAAGTCAACAGAACCTACCGATTGAGGTACTTTCAGATATAGTAGTTGCAAATAATGCACCTGTAGAAAACCTATCTAAAACTAATTTTATTAATAATTTACCTATTGATAACTTAGCGACATTAGATACTCAGACATACAATTTGCCGATTGAATTTAGAGAAGTTATTTCTGTATTCACTCTGCAAGATATGCCGATTGAGATCCTTTCTACTTTAACTGCTAATAACGATTTGCCTATAGATATTGTTGGTGAAACAAGAATTTGGGTCTTGGATAGAAGAGGGGTAATTTGGGCAGTTCCAGAGCGAGGAAATGAATGGATAAGAGTCGCTCAATCAGATACTTGGATAGTGAATGAAAGAGGAAACTCTTGTTAGACAGAAAAACCGTTTTTATGGAAAATTTATATGTCAATTACAGCAAATCAAAGACTTTGTAAACAGCCAGTGGAAAAAAGAAAATTCGCTATGGAGTTTAATGCACTTTTAGCTTCTGGCGAAACGATAACTGGCATAACCAGCGTAGCTTCAGAAGAAATAAATGGTGGGGCAAGTGATTTAACGATTACTGGTCAAACTGTAAATGGTACAAAAGTAGAAATGTTTATTGAAGGTGGTACTTCTGGTATTACTTATCGAATTGAAGTTACTATTACTACTAACGGTTCCCAAATCCTTCAGGGTGACGGAATACTATACGTCTCGGATAGATAATAAGGTAAATAATAATGGCAAGTTGGCAAAATACAAGTTTACTTATGCTTAGAACCATGCTAAATGATGCTGGGTGTGGTGAAAGCAAATACTCAAATAACAGGCTTGAAGATCTGTTGATTACTGCTGCGTACTTTATACCTATTGATGTTAATTTTAATAGTACATATGTAGTTGATGTAGAGGCTTACACAATAACGCCAGATCCAATTGGTCAATCAGATGGTGCAGAATTTATAAATTTCATGGTTTTAAAAGCTGCATGTATCGCTGATGAGGGTAACTTTAGAAACTCTGCATTGCTACAAGGTGTTACCGCTAGATGTGGTCCAGCAGTACTAAATACGAACTCATACGGTCAGTATTTAAACGAATTACTTACAAATGGCCCATGTAAGGTGTATCAAGATGTGAGTAGTGATTATAACTTTAGTTACGAGGGCAAGAAAATTATTAGAGCTATAATGAGTCCGTTTGTCTCTAATGATTTTTATCCTCCTATGGGTGATACTGGTGGTGCTGATAGACAAGGCCCGAACAATGTTTACTGGTTCTAAAAATAAATTTTCGGAGAAATAAAAATGGCAATTATATACCAACCTAAAGGTACAGCTACGGAGCATAAAGAGGGCACAATCGTTATTGCCGCCCCAAGAGGTGCTTTAAGTGGCACAGTTCCAGCCGGTTCTGGATGGGCAGGTACAAATTATACTATAGATACATATGTGTCAAATCTTCCTACAACTGGAACGATTGATGCCAAATACAGCGTTAGATTTACGGGGTGTGATATTTGCAGTAATTAATAGTCTCTAACTGGGGTGCGTCATGAATATTTTAAGAAAGATGATGGTGATGGTTTTGGGTATTAGAATGTCTTTAATCGCATGTAGAATAAGACGTAGGGATTTTCGCTCAAAGAAGTTTCAATTACGCACAGATGTTTTAGTTAGTAGATACTATAGATTAAAAATGGTAAAGAAAGACCTACAGAAGAAATTAAAAAATGATAAATAATTTTTCAGGCATTATTAGTGCAGACTTCAAGGCGTTATTCACCAATGCTATATCGGCATTGCTGTATGACGATGCACTTACTCAGCCATGCAAAATATACTATGGTATCACACGCTATGAGGACTGTACCAATTGCGTCTACGATCCGATTGGTCAAAAATCATCAAATAGATTTCAAGACGGTGGGCCGGTTCCTTTTCCGTTTGGCACTATATGTCCTATGTGTAATGGCAATGGAAAGCGTCCTGTTGAATCATCAGAAGATATTAATCTAATGATAGTTTGGGACCATAAAGAGTTTATGAACGCTGGAACAGTAAACAACCCAGAAGGAATGGTTCAAACAATTACGTTTGCAAGCAATATTCCTAAGTTGAAAAGAGCAAAAGAAATAATCGTTAATTCAGATCAAGGCTCATACGGAAGATATAGGTATCAAAGAGCTTCTGAACCACAACCATGCGGCTTCAGTAGTGAATTTGTAGAATGTCTTTGGAAGAGGTCTGGATAATGACTATCGAAGCATCTATTCAACTACTTAATTTTGACAGTCAATTTGATAAGAATGTCAAGAAAGAAATAAATAAAAAGATAGCCTCGGTTATGTCTGCGGCTACTAAAGCAATAAAGAAAAAATTAGAAGTAGAGTTATACAACGCAATTGAATCATCGCAAACTTGGCAAGCTGTCAAGGGCGGTGTTTTGCGTGGTGAGCTTGGTATACAAAATGTCTCATCTATAGATAATATTCTAAATACTTGGGCAGAAGGTATACAAGTTACATATGAAAGAAACACAGAGTTTGGGATTATAAAGATAGGTATGATACGTTCAGATTATTCTGACGTTCTTTCTTTACCCCAATCTTCTTTTCCGTATGTTAGCAGTAGAAGTAGTGGCATCATTGAGTGGTTACGTTGGTTGCTTCTCGAAAGCACTCAAACGATTGTCTCTGGTTATACTTTTAACCCTCGGAACTCAGGAAGGACTGGATTGGGAATCATGGTTAAGACGGGAGGTGGCTGGTCGGTTCCTCCGCAATATGCGGGATCAGCTACAGATAACTTTGCAACTAGATCTTTGGCAGATATAGAAAAAGTCATAGATAGGGTTGTGAAAGAAGAAGTGAGTAGGAGATTCTAAAATGGCTAATGCTGATTATACAAAATTAAATAAGCACGTTACTCAGATAGGAAAGACGTTATTAACGTCCCAACTTGAGAGTAATTTAAAAACTTATTTCGATTGGGGACTTCTTGGCGTTGGTAGTTTTAGTAATGTCTCAATACCGACTTCAGGTGCATATGGTGGTACGTTCGACAAACTGCGACTTGTTGATGATCCCTCATATACTCTTGGGCAGGTATGGGAAGGGCCAAGAAAGGACTGGGTTTGGGAAACAGGAGTTGATTACGATACCCAACCCAATGTTTTAACAGGTGTTTATGTAAATGGTACATTCTATGGGACTGGCGATGCCACTTATGGTCATCATTACAACTACCCCCTCGGTAGGGTTGTATTTGATAATGCAGTAACAGAAAACAGTACCGTCCAAGTAGACTATGCCTATAGAAATGTTCAAGTCTATATTGCGGATCAAGCCCCTTGGTGGGATGAATTGCAATACGACTCATTTAGAGTGGACGATCCTACACTTTATGATGTTGGCTCTGGTAATTGGCAAATACTTGCTAATAACAGGGTTCAGCTTCCAGCGGTTGTGATTGAGGCTGTTCCAAGAAGAACACTTCAGCCTTATGAATTAGGAACCGTTGGAAATTGGGTGTATCAGGATGTGCTATTTCACATATTATCCGAATCTAGGTGGTGGAGAAATCAACTTATTGATGTAATATCTCTAGAAAAAGATAGAACAATATGGTTATATGATAACAACACTGTTGCGAGTGCCACTGGCTATCCTTTGGATTATAGAGGCATGAGGAGCAGTCAAGCGATAATGTACCCAGAGTTAGTCGAAAGCTACAGGTACAAAATGGCCCGTTACTACAACATGGTCGTTACAGAAATGTCTTCTCCTAATAGTAGATTTCATAGAGGAACTGTAAGAGCTACTTTTGAAGTGGTAATGGCATAATTTAATATAAATGGTGTATTCTCTTTTAGAAAAAAGGTAATATACATACTTTTTCAATTTCAGGAGAAGAATAAAAATGGCTAATAATAGAATTTACTACCCAATTCAACAGGTAGCTTTTCGTAAGCCGGGAAGCGTTGGTTCTGCTGATGCGGTAGAGGCACATGGTGTCCAGTCCGTAGCAATTACGACAACCTTCAACCTAGAACAAGCATTTGAACTAGGTCAGCTTGCGATTTATGAAAATATCGAAGGTGTTCCAGATGTTGAAGTAAGTCTAAGTAAGGTCTTAGATGGGTATCCGACACTTTTCTGTCTTGCAACTGCTACCGATGCGGAAGGTGGAAACCTTTCCGGTCCACAGCTTGCAAAGCGTGCTCCAGCAGAGACTCTCGTTCAGTTGGGAATCTTTGGTGAAGATCTAGAGTCATCTAGTGGAGTTGCTAAGCAGTATGTTGAAATGTCTGGATTGACAGTTTCTTCCGTTGCTTATAACTTCCCACTTGAAGACAATTTCTCAGAAGATGTAACACTTGCTGGGAATAATAAGGTTTGGGGAGCATATAATAATGAAGACGTTCTTGGTGTTACTTGTAACTCACCTTTTGTGAGAACAGGTATTGACGGTCAGTTTACTGGCAATAATGATGCACCTATTGGCTCTGGTGGTGTTAATCGTCGTGAAAACATGATTTTCGCAACCACTACAGCACAAGCAGCGGACGCAGATTATACAAGACTTCCGGGCGATATCTTTGGTGTTAGTGATGGTGGTGTTAAGTCTGGTCTTGTACGTGTTAGCTCAATGACAGTTTCGACTGACTTGGCTCGTGAAGATTTGTTTGAGCTTGGTGCTAGAACACCATACGCAAAAACAGTTACATTCCCAGTTGAAGTTACATGTGATATCGAAGTTACTTCGGTTTCTGGTGACTTGGTTAATGCAATTGATGATTGTGGAAATGAAACTCAGTGCGTAAGTCCAAACAACTTGAAAGACAGAAAGATTCGTATCGCAACATGCGAAGGAACTAGAATTTACCTCGGTGAAAAGAATAAACTTTCTTCGGTTTCATACGGAGGGGGTGATGCTGGTGGAGGAAACGTAACAGTTACTTACTCCTATCAGACATTTAATGATTTTACAGTCCTTCACTCTGGTGATGATTTCAACTCACTAGGTCAAACTTGGTGGGCTGCTAGATCCGGCTACATGGGTGCTGATACTCAAGGTCAATAAAAGCTGGTATGCTTTATTATCTGGCTTGGGGGTTTTACGACCCCCTTGCCTTTTATTTTTTTCAGGATTTTAGGATAAATGGAAGAAAACATTAGAAAATCTGTCCTTAATAGGATAGACACAGGAATAACATTTCTAAATATAAAGAATTCTCTTTATTCTATGCATATGCCCACAAAGGAACAAAGGGCTATCTCTGAGCTTGTATATCGCGAAACGATAGAAGATTCCAAGTATAGTGAATTAATAACAAGAGCACAAGCAAAGCATTATCTCGCTATGAAGGGTATCTGGAACGCTAATAACGATACTGAATTAGAGAAACTAAATAAGTATCTAGAAGATTTAAAAATACAATTATATGAATCTATTTTTAATGATAAAAAGAAAAAGCAATTAAGAAGACAGATAAAGAATGTCAAGAGCAGCGTAAATAAGAATCTCTGCAAAAAATATTCTTTAGATCATGTAACCCTTGAAAATCATGCTGAAACAACAAGAGATGAGTTTTTAGTAGCAATAACTATTAAAGACAGTGAAGGCAAGCAGGTATACTCTTATGATAAATGGTCAGAGACAGACAATCTAATTTTACAACGATTCCTGAACTTCATACTTGCTAATACTTTATCCACAGAGGATTTTAGAGAACTCGCAAGAACAGAACCATTTAGGAGTAAGTGGTCGTTACATAAAAGCAATACATTTGGTACAACTGAAAATTCTCCTGAACAGCTTACCCTAATGATGTATGCTAGAATGTATGATAATGTATATGAGCATCCTGAAAAGCCGGGGGATGATATTATCAATGATGATGATATGCTAGACGGTTGGTTTGCTAAACAAAGACGAGAGGCAGAGCAGGCAAGGAAGAAAAAAGAAATTGACGACATACTTGGAAACAAGGGGGTCAATAAAGATGGTGGTGGTGAAATGTTTGTTGTTGCAAACAGTGCTGCCGAGGCTGCAAAAATTCGAGGTGTAAACGATATTGCATCTAGAATGAAGATGAAACAAAGACAGGCTGCTATCGACAAAACAGGTAAAATAGAAGAACAAAACCTTCCAGATGTTAAGATGGACTTAAAGGCAGAAGCCATGAAGCAAATGGCTGATCGCTTCAAAAAGTAAAGGAAATAATAAAAATGAGCGAAGAAAAAAAGTACAACGAATTTTCAAAGAAGAGATTGTTGAATAATCTTGAGAAAAAATTCAATACAACAATAATTGGATCTTTAGCTGTATTCGAGGAAGAGTTTGGTCATCTTTGGGGTCATGGACTTCCAAGCGATCAACTCACAGAAGAACAGAAAGATTTGAAAAAGTTGTGGAAGAGGGCTAGGGTTAAGATACTTGATAATGGCGGGTCCAATTTGAGGGCGGCACAAAGTGAACTAGCACAATATAGTTTTCATTGGAATCGTTATGTTACACATTTTAATTTAGGTAATAGGGAATAAACAGGAGAATATTATGCCAAAGGTAGAGAAATTAGAAGATCGTAGAGTTTTTGAAGTAGCTGGTGAAAAGTACGCAGTTAGACGACCCACCATGCAGGAGCTTACTAAAGCTAACGAGATGAGAAGAAAAACCTTTAATGAGGAGCTTGCTGCTGGTACTATGCTAAGGGATCAGCTAGATGAAGAACTAAGAAAAAGGAAATTATGGTCTGATGATAGAGAAGCTAGATATCAGCTATTGAGGCAAGAGGTTGTAGACGGGGAATATTCGCTTGCAAAGGGTGGAATCAGTCTAAGTCAGGCAAAAGAAATCGCAATTGATATGCGTAGAAAAAGAGCAGAAATGGTACAAATGCTTTCTTCTCGTACAGATTTAGATGCAAATACCTGCGAAGGCAAGGCCGATTCTGTTAGGTTCAACTTCCTTTTTGCTAACTGTTTGGTGTATAATGATACAGATGAACCATTTTTCAAAAATGGGCTTGGTGATTATTTACTAAAGCAGGAACATCCAGTATCCATAGTAGGTGCTACAGAGTTCTTTTATCTGATTTCAGAGTCAGATGATGTGGACGCAAGGTTGCCAGAAAACAAATTTCTGAAAAAGTACAAGTTTGCAAACGAAGAGTACAACCTTGTTGACGCAGATGGGAAACTCGTTGATACCGAAGGGAAACATATCGACGCAGATGGAAATTATATTAAGTGGACATCTGATACAGACTATGTTTTAGTCGATGCAAGCGGTAGAGAACTCGATGCAGAAGGTGAATTTAAAGTCGAATTTGCTGGGTTCTTGGATGACAGCGGTAAAAAAATTGATGAATCATTATACTCTGAAGATGCAACACCAGAGAATGAAGAGTCAAAACCAAAGCCCAAAAGACGGACACGTAAAAAGACCGAGGCTTCAGCAGAGGCTTAAAGTCATTAACATTTGGATAAGCGACCTTAAACTTGAAGACATACTTTCAAGAGGGGTCGCTTTTTGCTTATAAGGTAATATCAAATGGCATTTAATATAAACGCAGCAGTAGTTCTTAGTGGCCCAAAGAACATTGGTAAAGTTAGTAGTAGCATTAAAAAGCAGCTATCTGGCATAAATGTTCCTGTAAATATAAAACTTGACAAAAACACCGCAAGGGGTATAAGATCTGTCAACACCCAATTACAGGGACTCAACACTACTTTATCAACGCTACAGAAAAACGCAGCTACCACAGCTTCTTCTTTCAGATCTCTTGCTAATTCCACCAAGTCAATTCAGAGTGGTGCGAAAGCAGTAAGCTCTGCCACATCCAATGTAAATAAGTCATTGGGGCAAACAGCCAAGGCTGCAAATGTTGCTGGTGGTGCTTTACAAAACTTTGGTAAAGATGCTGCTCTTGCTGCACGTAGATTTGCTGCGTTTAGTGTTGCCACTGGTGTTATATTTGGTTTTACTAGAGCCGTTGGTACTGCCACAAAAGAAGCAATTCAATTTGAACGTGAACTTGCTAAGATTACTCAGGTTACTGGCAAAGCAGGTAAAGATCTTGATGGCCTTAGAAAGACTGTTGACTCCTTGGCTACTGGTTTGGGGCTTGGTGCTAATGAGCTTTTAGGTGTTGGCCGTACATTTGCACAAACTGGTCAATCACTAAATCAAATCGAAAAATCATTAAAGGCTGTTGCTAAAGCATCTCTTGCACCTACTTTCGGTGATATTCAGAAAACAACAGAAGGTGCTATTGCTGCTCTTAGTCAGTTCAAGCTAGAGGCAGATGCACTAGAGGGTGTTCTTGGATCTTTGAATCAAGTATCTAAAAGATTCGCTGTTGAATCTGACGACTTGATCTCTGTTATTCGTCGTGCTGGTGGTGTGTTTGCTGCATCATCGCAACAGCTTGGTGCTCCAGAAGAAAGACTTCGTGAGCTTATTGGTATCTTCACCGCTGTTAGATCTACAACTCGTGAATCTGCTGATACAATTGCTACTGGTTTGAGAACTATCTTTACTCGTATCCAAAGACCTCAAACAATTGAATTCCTGAAGCAATTCGGAGTTCAGTTAAGAGCAACTAAGGATGATGCAAAGGCACTTGGTGTTGCAGAAGGAGACTTTATTGGTATTTTTGAAGCCCTTAAAAGAATATCTAAAGCATCAAAGGGTCTTGATACTCTGCAAACTGCTAGGTTGGTTGAAGAACTTGGTGGTGTTCGTCAGGTAGGTAAATTGATTCCTGCTTTGCAGAACTTTGAAAAAGCAGAAAAGGCTGTTCAGGTCGCACTCAAGGGTAGAGGTAGTATTGCAAAAGATGTTGGAATTGCGACACGAACACTTTCTGTTCAGATAGAGCAGCTACAGCAACGATTCGGAAAACTTATTCGTGATATTGCCGACTCGTCTACATTCCAGAATTTAGCTAGATTTGCTATACAAACAGCAAACGCATTTATTACTCTTGCTGATGCTTTAAGGCCAATTCTTCCTGCACTCACAGCCATTGCTGCTGTAAAAATCGGTGCTGGTGCTATCGGATTCGGAAGAGGTTTTCTTGGGGGTCTTTCCAAAGGTGGAGGAGCAACTGGAGTAGGTTCTGGTCTTGCTAGTGTAGCAACAGGTGGCGGCAGTGCCCAACAAACAGCGACACAAAAACAAGCTGCATCTGCTGCTTCTAAAAATACTACTGCTTTAAATTCTAATACATCTGCATTAAAGACATTAAATACATCTATCAGCAACCTACAGAGATCTTCTCAAACATTAAACACAAGTGCTGGTAAACTAACAACTCAAGCCTCAACCCTTAATGCTACTTTAACAAGGCTTCCTGCTCAGATTGCCGCTTCGACTCGTGGTGGTGGTGCTATACCCATTGGTGGAGGAAGAGGCAGGAGGCGTGCTGCTGGTGGTAAAATCCCTAAGTTTAAAAAAGGCGGCTTTGTTGAAGGTGCTTCTCATGCTCAGGGCGGTGTTGTTGCTGAACTTGAGGGTGGTGAGCTTGTTGTTCCAAAGGAACAGGCAAAGAGACTTGCTGTTGGTGGTTTGGCGAAGGCTGCTTCTAAAAGAGCGTCTTCTGGTAGAGGATTAGGTAAAACTGAAGATTTATTCAAACCATCTAGTGCTGGCGGTCTTGGCATCGAACTTACTGCTGGCTTTGGTAAATTCTTAGGTAAAAATTTGCCGGGAACAGGTGGTAAAACAAATAGATTCGCTAACTTGCCACCAGCAGAGCAAAAAAGATTAGCAACCGAATATAGAAAAAGCAAAAGAGGACAAGGAACTTCTGGTGTTGCGGCAAGCAACGCTGGAGCTAAGAATGTAAGATTAAATCTTTTACCAAATAAATTTGCTGGACTTTTCTTGACTGGTACTGAAAGTCGAGGTACTGGTACTGGTGCTGGTATTGCTCCTTCTGCAAAAGTACAAGCTGCACTTGTTGCAAAAGCCAAAAAATCGGGTTTTCCAAAAGCAGAAAGAGTTACTCTATCAGGACCAGTTTCTCAATTTGTTTCTGATAAGAATGAAAGAAGATCTGGTATAGATAAAGAAACCGCAGAGGCAGCAGAAGAGGCATTTAATTCAGCCACCAAAAAAGCACTTACCTCAGAAAAGTTAGATATTGGTAATGGAACGCCATTTAAGGTTTCTGACACTGCCATTGCTAATGCTGTAAAACCTTTGTTCCAAAAAGATGGTTTAAAAACTAATAGTGCCCAAGCAACCATTCAAGGATATCTTCTTGAGGGTATTATCGGCGTTATGGGTAAAATCCAACCACAAAGTTCAGAAGCAAACTTTGATTTTCGTTTTGATAAGGGCAAGAATGTAAGTTTTGAAGGGCTTGCAGACTTCTTCGGGCAGCAGGCGAATTTATTTAGACCGTTACGTGCTGGCGATGCTAAAAGACAAGCTAGTGCAAAAAGTGTTACTTCTATCTTTAATAAAAGTGCTAAATTATTATCTTCTGAACCTATCGGTGATTCTGCATCATTTGTAGCAGCTAGAAACGGAAAAATGATTCCGGGAGATGGAATGACTCCTGTTGCTGTTTCAAATGGCGAGGGCGTTATAGCACCCAATGTAGCAAAAGGAAATCTTGCAGATCTAGAGAAAGCAAGAAAAGGTGATGCGGAGGCTATTTCTCGCGTTGCCAATCTTCCTATATCAAAAATTAAAGGAATAGGTACTGGAACATCTGATAGTATCAAAGGTGAGCTTCCTGCAAACAGCTTTGTTCTTCCTGCACGATCCATGAAAAAAATGCGAGAGCAGAAACTTAATGTTGGCGGTGTTGTAAGAGGAGTTGGTTCCGCAGTTAAAAAAGACCCAACTACTGCTTTGTTCTTGGGCCTTGAAGCATCTTTGCTTGCAACCTCTAAGTCATCAGAAGAATTTAAATCTAACTTGGTTAATGCTGGACTTACCTTGGCTTTCTTTGGGCCACAACTAAAAGAATTTGCAGCTAATATTAAAAATGCTTCTAATGAATTATCAAAGAGTGCTGGAGCACAAGCGTCTGCACCTACTAAAAAAGCCCGCAAAGTAACTGCTAATCTTGATGATATTAGACGTGGAAATGCTATAGTAAAGGCTGGAAGCGTTAATCCCAGACTTAATGCAGCCACTAATACACAACTCAGTAGCTCAAGCAAAGCTCTTGCTAATGTTGCAAATGATAAGACTGCAAAATCAAATGCACTTGCTGCTAAAGCAAATAAAGCAACAGCAAATGCAATTACAGAAGTTGAAAAAACAAAAAAATTAACTAGTCAAAGAAATGCTTCTTTAAAAAAATTACAAGGCTCAGAGAAAAAATTATCAAGCCTGAAAGAGACACAGGCTCGCCAAATTAAAATTGTGCAACAGGCGGAAGCAAAAGTTGCAACCCTAGAGGCAAAAAAAGCTAATCTAATACAAACACAAAATAAGATAATCGCTGACCAATCTGCAAAGACAGCAAGATTAAATCAGATTGTCGGTGACAAAGACCCTAGAGCGTTACAGAACCAAAAAGATCTAAAATTTGCAAAAGAACAACTCAAGGAAGCCCAAGGCGTAAACGCTAGAGGTGGCACTAAAGGTGGACAGAAGTTTGCTCAGGGTCAAATAAAAACACTCCAAGCAAATGTTACCAATCTAGAGAGACAAGGGGCAGCAATACAAAAGAGTTTGGCTAACGAGGCAAACGTATTAGCTAGACAAACTGGCGGTGGAGCACAAAAAGGTCTAGCAAATATCGGCAGCAAAATTTCTTCACTTGATAAAGACATTAAGGGTCTTAATGCCGGTGCTCGTGCCCTTAAAGGAAGCGTTTTAGACTTAGACACCCAAATTGCAAAACAAGGAAAAATTGTTGCAGACAATACTAAAGCTGCCAAAACTTCACAAGCTGCATTAAAGAGACAAACGCAAGTTGCCCAAAAAGCAGTTGCAAATCAGCGAACAGCACGTACCGCTGCTACAGCCGCTCGTGGTGTTGCACAAGCAGCAAGAGGAAGACTTGCAGACTTTAATACTCTTGCAAAAGCGGAGCAAGGCAGAAGAGCATTATCATCCGGTACTAGGGCTGCAAGAATTGCTGGCAAGGATGGTTTGTCAAGAGCAGCTAGATTTGAACGTGCTAGAAGTATTAGAGAAGCTAGATTTGCTAGAGTAAATCCGGGAGCTAAAAATCCATTTGCAAAAGGTAGATTTGGATTTAAAGGTTTTCAGTTGGGTAATTTTGGGATTGCTGGTCGTGCTGGTGGTACTGGTCTTGCAGGACTTGGTGCAAAAGCTGGAACTGTTGCCAAGGCTGGTCTTGGTGGTCCGGGCGGTATCGCTGCATTACTTGCTAGTTTGTTTGGTGATGCAGTAGTAAATACTGGTACTGAGGCTATTGTTGGAAAACAAAAAACTGTTGCTGGTGCTAAAGGGTTTAGTCAAGAACAAGGCGGAAGAAGAACTGCCCAAATTACTGGTGGGTTGAAAGGTGGTATTAGCGGTGCTGCACTTGGTGCTAGTATCGGTTTATCGACTGGGCCACTTGCTCCGATTTTAGCACCTGTATTTGCTGCTGTTGGTGCTTTGGTTGGAACGGTTGATGGAGTTCTAAGCGGATTAAAAGGTCAGCTTGAATTTGAAACATTAGAAAAAGCAGAAAATGCTGGGCTAAAGTTAGGAACTGCATTAGATACATTGTCAGAAAAAGGCTTTAAAAATGTTGAAGCTCTAGATGCTGTTACCGATGCTTCAAATGGTCTGGTTTCTCAGGTGGTTGCAACAAGTTCAAGACTAAATGCCCTAACCTTTAGTGGAAGACAAGAAGGACTTGCCGTAGCAGGAGGTACTAATATTGCTGGCGGTGCTGTTCAGGCATTTGCTAATTTTTCAGATAACCTGAGTGTTGGTTTCAATTTGCTTGGAAAAGTTATATCTCAAGAAACCGGAACGGGCATAGAAGGCTTTTCAAATAGCATCGGAGGTCTTATAGATCAGGCTTTATTGGCAGATCAGACATTATCTGAAAGTTCAAATGGTCTTGTAAGTTTCTTTGGTTCTATTCGCAAAGGTACGGCAGAACTTCTTGGGTTTGATGTTGAGGGCAGAGCTAACGCCGCTCGACAAAAGGTTGTTGGTGCTGGTCAGCTTATAAATGCAGAAAATTTCCAAAGATCATTAATTGCAATACCACAAGAAGCACTAGAAAAAGCAAGCATAACATTCCAAGGGCTTGGTCCAGCTATTGCTAATAGTATTAGTATTGATGACGTTGCAGAAATAGCCGGTCAAGGTTCTGGAAGTTTTGATGACTTACTTGAATCGTTGAAGGCAGCAGGAGATGGGTCAGAAGAATTCAAAGCTCAGTTGGCAGCACTTAAAGGTCTTGCTGGTGTTGAAGCACTAAAACAAGCCAAAGATTTGTCAGGAGTTTTTTCTGAAATAGCTGCTGCTGGGAAAGATAGTGGTCGCGAAGGACTTCTAAAAACATTATTTGCTATCGGAGAAAATTCTGCACAAGCATTTGCACAAGGCGTTTCTTCTGGAAAATCATTTGAAGAATCGGGTCAGTTGGCTGGTGAAAAATTCACAGATCAAATTCAAGCAAGACTAAATGCTTCTCGAAGCGGTATTGATCTAAAGGAGATTGGAATTGATGACCTTGAAGATTTACAAAATAAATTGCAAGAAAATCCTGCACTTTTGACTCAATTATCTGGTGCTCTTGGTGTTAATTCTCAGGAACTTTCAACACTTATTAATCAAACAGACGGATACATAAGTTCTGTAGAAGAGCAAATTACAGCACAGGTTGCAGCAGAACAAAAACAAAGGCTAGTAAATGATCTATTGCGTACTCAAGCTCAAGGTCTTGATGCGTTTGCCGCTGCACTAGAAGATTTAGACGCTCGCGTTGGAAATATCGTATCAGACTTTACTACTACTGCATCAAATGTTCAGCAAGAAGTTTCAAGAATATTTAGTACTCAGCAAAAAGTAAGTGCTGTAGGAAGAGCTAATGTATTTGAAGGTGGAGGTAGGGGTCGTTCAAGAGAAGAATTGCAAGCTGGAGTTGACAGGGTTAGAAAATCAATTGCGGGCGATCCTTCTGATTTTGCAGACCTTCCAGATACAATCGCTCTTGGAAACAGATTACCACAAGCCTTGAAAGATACAGTAGATCAAATTGATAGAGAGGGAGGCAAATTTACTTTTGAAGAAGTAAAAGATAAATTGATTGATAATATCAATGCCGAAGGTGATATATTCTCTGGTCTTTCAGAGCCAGTTAAACAGCAATTGACAGCATCATTAGAAGGTGTATTTGTTGGTTTAAGACAAGGCGGTGGTGAATTAGGTATTGCTGATATCAAGAATACTTTGCAGGAATTTGGAGGAATCCAAGCTAAATTTACTGAATTAAGTCAGCGATCAGCGAGCGTATTGGAAAACGTAACGAATAATTTAAATACATTCAATGCTGCGATACTTGAAAGTGCAAACCTAGTAGTAGAAGCATCAAGACAAAGAGTAGATGCAGAACTAAGTGTTCTTGAGCGTGGTTCTTCATTCGAGGATCAGTTTGATAGATTTAGAACTGGTAGTAGAGATTCTTTAACTAAAGCAAATTCTAGATTCGCTGCAAGACAAGCTACTTTACTCAATGCTGGCGGTGCTGGTACTGCAACTGTAGGTGGTGTAAATCTTGGAACAGTTGGTGGTGGCGATTTGCTTGATAGAAGAACCGGGCTTGAAGACATCAGAAAGGGGCTATTAGACAAGATAGGCGAGCTTACTGGTGTTGACACAACAAATACAAGAGATGTTGTTGCGGCTGCACAAGGATTTGATGGTGCTGACCAACTTATTACTGAGCTTGGCAATACGACTGCTGCTCTTGAAGGTACAAAACGTGCTATTGAAGAAGCTACAAGTGAAACCGCTAGGCTTTCTGCAATCGAAGATAGACTTGCTAGTATTAATGAAAGCAGACTAAGTGAAAGACAAAGATTGCAGTCTGGACTTAGCCAACTTTCAAATGCAAAAACACCTGAAGAAAGAAATAAAATTCTCAATGAGATTCAAAGACCATTTATTGCTGCAAGCAAACTTGCTGCTGGTCAAGCACTTTCAGTACAAGAAGGTGCTGCACTTCAAAGTGACTTGCTTTCTGGAAATACTGGTATTGTAGCAAATGCATTTAGGCAACAAAATCCGGGTGCAACAGAAGAAGAGGTCGCTGACTTTATTGAAAACAGTCTTGCAAACTTCCAAATCGGTGGTCAGAATCTATTCAGAGGTCTTGGTCTTGGTGCAGATGCTACTGCTGCCGTATTCGGAGCACCAGATGGTCCGGGTGCGACAGCTAAAGGAAAAACAAAAGAAGAACAATCTTTACTTAGTGAAGCAGAGAAAATTCAGCAAGAACAGTTAAAACTAATTGAGGGTACTGTAAATCAGAATACAGATTTGCTTACTGCACAACAAGATATTTACAAACAAAAAATAATAGAAACAACCGATGCCTTATTCTCTTCGGCAAATGCGTTTGCAGCACTTAGAGACAAAGAACAAGAGCTTCTTGCACTATCACAGCAAAGACTTGAGCAAACAAAACAGGTTGCTCTTGAAGAAGCTAAAGTCGAAGAGGAAAAGAAACTTGATGAAGCAGAAAAGAGACTGGGAAAATCAAAAGCAGAAAAACAATCAAGGCTTGATAGCTTTGCTAAAGGTGAGGAAGCTGTAGGTAAAAATCTTGGAACTAAAGGATTATTAGCGAGTCTAAAGCAGGCTACCGGAAGCAGTGCTGCTGACGCTGCGGCTCAGGCTGAAAGGTCAATTAAAGGAAATAAGGGTGTCTCAAAAGAAGTAATAAGAGATGATGTCGCTCTACAATTGTCTGGTTTGGTAGAAACATTAGCTTTTGCCGGTCAGCCGAGAAGTGATGAATCAGAGGCTTTCCAGTTAGGTCTATTTGAAAAACTAGCAGCAGCTACCGCCGGTAAAGATATTGAATCTCCAGAGGTCGCAGCAGCGTTTAATAAAATTATCTCTGATGCACTTAGTAGTGAAAAGTCTGGTTTTACACAAAGAACAGATAAAATTATTGCTGAAGATGCCGCGATTGTTAAAAAATCACAAGAAGGTATAGCAGCTAAAAATAAAGAAATTAAAGCATCTCAAGAAGCACAAGCTGAACTCAAGAAGAAAGCACAAGAAGAAGCTGCTAGTAGAGAGGCAGCAAAGAAAGCAAGAGATGCTGCTAATAAACAAGCTGCTGGTGCTGCTCCGGGAACGCCAACAGTCGGAGATAGGATCAGTAGCAAATTCACTGAGGATCAAAAGAAAATTCTTGCCGGAATGGACCCCCCTGCTGCGGATGCACTTGGATCATTAGATCCCGGCGATGGAGTGTCACAATCGGTCAAAGCAAACGCCCAAGCCAGAGCCAGAGAAGCAAAAGCCGCTGGTATTGATCCGGGAGCAGCAAAAGCCGCTGCTGGAAATCTTAAAGCACCATCTGGCAGATTTGCAGGTAGCGGAACAGACTTCGGTACTTTAGAAGAAATAAGAAAAGTAAAATCTTTTAATCAATTTAAAGAAGCTGTTGGTCCTCAAAACGCTCAACTTTTCCTTGATGAAAAGAAAGATCAAGCCGCAGATAGAGCAAGACAAAAGCAAATAGCAGCAGAAGCATCAGATCCAAGGAAGAGAGCCAGAAGATTGGCGGATCTTGAAAAAGAACAAAAAGCACAAGCAAATAGGGAAGCACTTTTGGAAAAGAAAGGTGGTTTTGGGGAAGAAGATGCAGCTAGACTATCAGAACTAAAACAAACTGTAGGTCCGCTTAGTGAGGATCAAAGCAGAGAGCTTGCAAGCCTAAAAGCAAGACAAGGACTTTCTACTAGAATTGGTACTGGAGAAAAAAGAATACAAGCACTTAGCCTTGGTGCTGCTACTGGTGCAACCCCTCAAGAGACACAAAATCTTCAACAAGCCGAAGCAGCAAAAGCAGAGCAAACTTCAGTTATCAATAACGCAAAAGCACAGCAACAAGTACAGCAACAGACAGCACAAGGTGTTCCAACTCAAGCACAAGGAAAAATTCCTAATCCAGCGGGGCAACCAGTAGATGCAAAATCAGGAAGTGGTGGAGCACAAGCCGGTGGAGCACAAGCCTTGTCGGATGCAGTAAATACAATAACATCTTCGACGTTCGCGAAAGATTTGCTCAGTGCTGCTACTAAATTATCAGAACTAGAAACATTAAATATAAATTTTGAAGGATCAATTAAGCCTATCGAGGTTATATTAAATGGGGGAGCTTTATTGAGAGAAATGAAAGAGGGCATAAAACAGGAACTAATACCTCTTATTAGCGACCAAGTTACCAAAGAATTACAAAACTTGAATCTATAGGGAATAGAAAAGATGTCAGCACATACATGCACAACTTTTACATACGGTGAATATGAGTTAAAACCAGCACCGCTATTCAACGCTTCAACTACCTTATTAAAAACACCTGATGGTAGTGGGTATGGTGTTATCTATAATATTGATTTCAATGGGACTATTCTATTAACCGGAGTAGAGGAAAGAGAATCAGGTATTAAGGGCGTATTCACAGAAATAGAGGCTTTCCAAAAGGCTTTCAATAGAGAAGGCAGGCTACTACTAGTTCGTCACTCTGGGGCTGGCGATACCGACTATACTGCTATTTTCAGTGGCTATCCTAGAATTGACAGTTATAGTATTAATCAAAGAGGTGGTGATAATTTTGTTTTTGCTGCTGATTACGATTTTTCTCTTAACTTAACTACTTGGCGAGGTGGGTTTGGGGACGATTATGTTGACCCCTTTAATAATAACACAGGTACGGAACGAGAATTTCCGCAATACCCTCCATATATCGAGTCTATGAATGAGTCATGGGATATCGAAATGGATCAAGATAGAGTTCCAAGTGTATGGAGACATGTTGATGAGTTTGGCAATGAAAGCGGTGCTGAAGTTCAGCCATTTTATGCAACTGTAAATCACACAGTTGACGTTCAAGCAAGGCTAATATTTACTGGATGGGACTCAAGCAACGACGAAACAGTTCATACAGATCCGTGGGATGATGCAAAATCTTGGGTTAGTGGATATCTATATTCAAACGATGGTCTAGCTACTAGAGCTTACGATCAGAAAAAATATGGTTTTGTTACGGGTTTATTGCAGCTAAACAAGGTGTATAACCTAAGTGGTCAAGGTTATAAAAACATGATTAGAAACCACTACAGAAGTGTATCATCAAATATAACAGAAGGTACAATTCAGGTTAAAGAAACATATTTAATAGCACCCCAGCCATCTTCAGGCGATCTACAAAGTAATGACGCAAGAGAAGATTGGACTGCTACAATGAACTTTTCAAATGGACTTTATACTTTTAATGTTAATGGTGAGATAAAAGGTCTTGAGACAAATAATTATGCAAATCTTGAAAAACCGGGATTTCAATGGTCAATTGCCGATTCACGTTTTGCAAGGGCAGAAGAGTATTGGAATCTAGTAGAACCAAGACTAAGAACTAGGGCGATGGTTGCAAGGGAGAAGATAAATAGCGGTGAAGGTGCTTGTGCTTTTAATGTTCCTAAAATTCCATCGACCCCAACGCAACAAACTGTTGGATTTAATCCAGCAGCGGGTACTATATCATACGACTATTCATATGAACTTTTCCCAAAAACCTTAGATTGCGGTGACGATTTTTGTATATTATCACAACAGATAAGGGTTGATGATACAAATGCCAACGATGTTTTTGCTTCTCATGTTATACTTGGAAGGAGACAAGGGCCAATATTACAAGATCTTGGAACAGTAACAGCAAAACAGAGGTCAGTTAGTGTAGAAATACGTGTACCGCCACCAACTTCGATTGCTACTACTGGATATATGTATCAAACTTTTCCCACTGGTTGTGTAAACGATCTTGTTGCACAACTAACAGGAAATCTTTCCCCAGCACCAGACCAAGTATTTGTTACACAAAACACTGAGTCATTAGGAATTACAGATGGAACTTACACGAAACAGGTTGCGGTCATATATACACAGTGTGCTCCACCAGCATAGTAATATTAAAAATAAGGAACAATAAATACAATGGCAATTAATAATTGTACTCCTCCGAGAATATTTGGACCACCTGCACAAACATTATTTTTAGGTGCAAGCGTAAAAGATTTTACTCTAACTGCTGGGTGGAACGAGCAGGCTTCAAATCTTACAGTAACTCTTGTTGAAGATACTAGATGTGCAGGAAATAAAGTTTACTGGGATGAGAATCTAAATAGACAGTCTGGGGTTATGGTAGATCCGGGTTTTGTTGAACCAGAACCGGGAAGTGCAGTTTATTTCAGAATGGAAGAAGATCCAAGAGCGGAAGATGCTTCTGATAGGAAAGGTATAGAATATGCTGGTCTTGTTCAAAGTTGGACTAAGGCATATAATAATCAAGGAAATCCAGTATATACTGTCCAAATTACAGACCCTAGAATCGTATTACAAAATACTCAGGTCGTTGTAAATAATTATGCTGGTGCTACTGCTGGAGTGCCAAACTTATTAAATGCATATGCTTTCACAGAAGGACAAGTACGAGGTTCAGATATATGTGGTTCTAGTCCAGTTGGAAGGTTTGGTGGTGTTACATTTGATGGTACTCCGGGTTTTCCTGCAAATGCTAGAGGTATGGCTTGGAATGATATCAAATGTGCCATTCATACACTTACATCATGTCCAAATGCAGCTATAGCTCAGGGGTTTTACGGAAGTTATCTAAATGGCTCAAGGATAAGGTATATTGAAGGTGCTGATCTTAGTTACGGTACTATTCGTACTAATGATGGATACATGGTTGACTTATCAGATGTGCCATTTGCACCAACAGACTATAGAATATCCGGCCCCACATTATCTGTTATGGAGCTTGTCACTCAGGTATGTCAAGATGCAGGTTGTGATTTTTATGTAGAATATCAGCCAACCAAAAATGGCTCTACTATCTATAATATTATTAAAATTCGCACAGCACAGCGTCAAAACCAACCAGCTATGGGTGCATTGCAAACCTTTATAGATCAACAAAGCGGTCTTGCTGAAGAAGCCCAAGGTGGCATTATATCTTGGACTGAGGGTGAAGAAGTAAGAAATGAAGATACTTCTATTTATTTAATTGGTGGAGAACAAAGATTTGATCTAGAGATCACTAATTTGGGTATGCTCCCATATTGGGGTCTTGACAATGACGGAGCACTAATACAAGCACAGGTTGCCGCTGGTGAGTATCAAGTAAGGCTAGATGTAAGGAGACTTAACGGATCTCTATACACCTCGTTTGCTACTTCATTTATTTGGGTGTCTGAATCGGAATTGCGTGCTGCTTTAGGAGATTTTGACGCTTGGAAACACGTAACTCTGGCTAAAGGTCTTGGCGTTGCAACTCATTTTGCAAGTATAAAACAGCAAAAGTTTTTAAGTGCTGAGAAGATACAGCAGGCAGCAGATGGTGAAATACCTGCTCATGGTTTGGTTATTCCATCAATTGATGCTACATCTAATGATAATGATCCTAACAATTCTTCTGCTAAAGATGTAACAAAAATATATGATTTTATTAAGTCGTTTGCTGATGAATTTTATGGAAAACAATTTATAGCTGCTACGGATTTTATATGCTACGTTCCAGATACCGATGCGAACAAATTCAAGTATTCTCATGAGCCATCTACAGAAGGCTGCTGGATTGATGGCGGTACAGTAATTGGTCTTGATGTAACAAGCTCTGCCGCTGACTTTTTTACCAGTAATGATGGAAGATTCCAACCAATAATTAGATATCCATACTCTGCTGGCTTTACATATGCTGGTGCAGGAGGTAGTCTTGTTGCCGACCCATCTAATCTTGGTGATAATAATTATATTACTAATGGTACTTACATTTGGCAAAAGGCCGATATTGACACAAGAATAATTTTTGGAAACCCTCAAGCTCCCGGAAATGGTGTTCCCGGAATGTTGTTAAAGGTCGGTGCTCCTGTTTACAATACAACAAGTAGAGATACTGGCGGAACAGACGGTGTGGATCAAAACCAAGCCGGTGCTGACTTCCTAGCAGAAGAGACTGGTGGTGCTGGATTAACTGTTCCTAGTTGGAGAGATAGATCCGCATTTTCTCTTTCAATGGTTGGCAATGCAATATCTCCTGATGCAGCTATGGTTCCTATTTGGAGTCATGTAGATGTATATGGTCCTTGGGGTGTTGCTGGACCACCGGGACAAACTAGGGTTGTAAATGACGACAGCTTTGTTCCTTGGGAATTTGGTAGTGCATCATTGATGGCTGCTGCTGCTATAGATAAAGTTAGTAATGCAACGACTAGTATGTTAAAGGGTGAGCGTGGAACAGTTCAAATCGCTGGGTTCTTAGGTAGACCTCTTGGTTCTGAGCTTTTAGCTGCTCCGGGAAATAATGATTATATTGAAAGTAGAACGCCATCCTTCACTCAATGTGCTGATGCTGTAGCTTACACATACCTATCAAAACCGGGATGGCAGGGGTCAAATGGACCAAACATAACAAATATTAATGTCGGTGTTGGTGCTAACGGTTTTACAACAGAATATCAATTCAGTACATATACTCCAAGATTCGGAAGATTTGATAAAGATAATGCTGACAGACTAAAGCAAATAGGTCAACAAAGATTAGCTCAGGCAAGAAACGCTAGAGCGAAACAAGCACTAGCACAACAAATTACTGCCGCTGTTTCAAACATAAGACAAAGAATCAATGACCAATTAGGTAAAAGTGCAAGAGCACCAAAATCTGCAAGTCATATGTTTATCGGTGGATTTGCTGGGGAAAGAAATGAATCATTTACTTTGAACGCAAAAGAGGCTTCACTTACTTTCCCAAATGATGCTAAGTATGCCGAATCCGCCATGATGAGTATAGACGGTTTGATTCGTCCTGTATCAAAGGCTGGTGATGGATCTTTACCTCGTTTTATTAATTATACTGAATCTACATGCTCTGGTAATGTAAATCAATCAATTGCTCCAGACGGTCCAAAATATACATACTCTGGAATAAAAGTAAGTCAAGACTTCTTAGACCCACTTTCTAATCCCGGAGAGGGAGTTTCAGTAAGAGATACCGCTGCGTCTGGACATGACATTGAAATTCTAGGCAGGAATACATCAGCACCTCCTTCTGGATGGGCAATCGCTGAAGGTGAAGAAGAGGGTTCAACTGGATATGCAGATGATTATAGATTCTTTGCAATGAGAGGTCCGCTTGTACTCCAAGGTTGGGGTTATGATACAGCAGGAAAACCAGTTCCAAATGCTTCTGATAGTGATGCAAATGCTGAAGCTGGTACATTTACAACTTCAAGTCTACAAGATGAATTTCTAGCTGGCTTTTTAAAGAAACCAAAAACTTGGCCTGTAGCACCAGTTGATTTGCGTCTTGATAGAAAACGTGGTGTATGGACTGTTCCACCTCCTCCAAGAAACCTCCATGTCAATGCAACAGGTAGTTGCTTGTCTGAAGATACTATCGCTTCTGTAACCAATGCTCAGACTACATATGACGATACTGGCGGCACTGTAGACAATGATATTAAGATAACAGCAAGTCCTTGGGATGTTGAGCTACCAAAAGCAGTTGGTAAAATTCCAGTTTATTATGATACAAGTGATTGTAAATACTATCCTTTTCCAGTTAATAGACTAGATATAACTTCTAGTGGCGTAGGTGGCACAGGAACCGCTGGATACTTTGATAGATTTTCAGATGTTAAGCATATTGTTTTTGCCAGCGGCTTCTCAGGTATTAGCCTGACTAGCGGTTGTGATAATACTGTATATATTCATGCGATACAGCAAACTGGGGATACCGTAGAGAATCTTGCTCAATACAAGCAAAACACTAGTCCTTTCTGGCCCGATTCTATAAGTTCCTCCTGTTCAGGTAACTTGCCAACTACAGTAGACAGTTGTAGTGGTACTGATTGTCTTACAATTGGCAAAGGGCTAACATTATCTGTTGATGGAACCGGTCTTTTACTTGACTCTTGGCAGTTTATCGAGGATATAGGTTATACATGTAGTGCCGGATCATTTACATCTGGTTCGTTAGGATGTAATCCTTATAATTCATTACAAATTGGGTCTGGCTTGGTAGTATCAGAAGAGACTGCCGATTCCGTATATACCATTAATAGCCTGATAGACGTTTATGGTCGCACCGTCACAACTTGCGTTAATCCTACTGGTCCAACTGCCAGAGTTGCAAATGCAGCAGAACACGGGTTAGATTTTGTTGGCTGGTTATCTACTTCAGTTGATTCCTCCACCTGTAGAGTTCGAGTAAGTGGTGTTGAGCCTACGATACGTGTCTTAAATACACCTACTTGTCCTGCCTCCGAATCGCCAACCGATCTTGGACTAGCAAATTCAATAGTCTTTACAACCGGACTGAAAGCCACGATTGATGGTTGTCGTGCAACAGTAACATCTACATTTGGTGTTGAAGGTTTTGATAATAATTGCGACCAAAATGTAAGTACATACACACCGATAACAGGCATCAGTTTTAGCACTGGTTTGAATGTTTGGGACGATGGTTGCGGTAGGGTTAAAGTTGCCTCAACATTGTTTATCTCTGGAAAGCCAGTATGCAATGAGCTTAGTCCGGGCGTAGGTAGAAATCCATATTATTATAGTAATACTCCTACTGGTCTTGTATTTGGCAAGGGTATAAAAATTGTTGAAGCTGACTCACCAGTATTCTGTCAGCCGAATATATCTGTTAGTTTACACGTTAGCGGTACTAACTCATATACAAATTTAAAAGAAAAAATAAGCGATTGGGATGCTCTTATTTTTACAGGTAATTTAAGTGTTGACTCAACTGATGCTTGTACTGTAACAATTAGTGGCGATAATCGGATATCATTCTCTGGTGAAGAAAACTGTGGTCAAAGCAAAGTGGCTGATTTTCTCCAAAGAAGATTAATTGCTAGTACAGGCTTGATGATAGAACAACAGGCCGAAGGTGCTGTTATTAGCTCTAATTTTATCGCCAATGGTTATTCTGACGCATGTATCCAAACTCCATCTGAGGAAATCACAGATGTGCGAATAAGAGAGCTTAGTTTTGGAACTGGTCTTATATTCACAACCGGATTATGTAGTGCAACAATTGATTCTCCTTACTTTATCAAAACTACTGGCGATTGTCGGGGAACAAGCTATGAAAGAACCACAACAGGACTTCGCATCGGTGCAGGTCTAAGGGTAGATGGTATTGGTTGTAATCCTTTGATATCAGCAAATCTGTTTGCTAGTGGTGCGGCTGGTGCGGGTGGTGCTATACAGAAGATACAGGGGTGGAATAATATCCAAGTCACTGGTGATATTTATGTAGAACAAATAGATGATTGCACTATCCAAATAAGTGGTGCTGCTGGTGGTGGTGAAGTTGCTGTGACTGGAAGCACTAATGCATGTGTTTGGAGTGCAGATACAACAAATAATTCTATAGAAGGCATTATATTCGGAACCGGACTGTCAACTACAGTCAGTGGTAATAGTATTCACGTTAATTCACGATTCGGAGTTACTGGAACTCCAGATGGTTGCAGAGGAGAATACTATTCCGACAGAAATATAACAGGAATTGAAGTAGGTAGGGGTCTTGCATTATCATCTAACGCCTCATGTAGACCAATATTGAGATCAAATATCTATGCCAGTGGTGCTTCTTCGGCTGGCGGAGCCGTTGATGTTAAAACAGCAGCATGGGACGCTATTCAGTTTACTGGAAATTTAACAACAACATATAGTGCAAGCGATTGTAAGATAGTTGTAAGCGGCGTTAATACTTCTAGCATTGCTGTAACCGGCAGCGACGATCCATGCACTGTAAACCAAAATACAAAAAACAATGATATAGCTGGTTTCTTATTCGGAACTGGCCTTAAAGTCACCGATGATGGTGGTTTGATTAATGTTAATTCTCGATTCTTGGTAGGCGGTGTTAAAGATGGATGTAGAGGAACTGAGGTCAACGCTGCAAATGCTACTGGAATTAATGTTGGTAAAGGTCTTTTATTAACTAATAGTGCTGGTTGTAGTTCACTTATTTCAACTAATCTTGCTATAAGTGGTGCTTCAACACTTGGTGGTGCAGTCAATAAATACACTGGATGGGATGCTATTCAGGTAACTGGCAGTTTAGTTGTAGAACAAGTTGATTCCTGTACTGTTAGAATTAGCGGTGTTGATAACTCCTTTCCTATCACGGTAACAGGAAGCACAAACCCATGCACCCTTGGTGCTGACACGGTAGTGCAAGAGACTGCTGGAATTGTGTTCTCGACAGGACTAAAAACTATAACGTCTGCGGATGGCGTTTCTGTTTCCGCACCATTTTCCGTTTCCGGTGATGGTAGTGCTTGCCGTGGAGAATATTTCGCTCAATCAACTACAACTGGTATAGTAGTTGGTAAAGGCTTGAAGGCAAGTGCAGATGCCTCATGTGCTACTTTAATTGATTTTAATGTAGCTGCTAGTGGTGGTCCCGGAGATACAAAATTACAAGGCTGGGACGGTATTCAATTTACAGGCAATCTTACTGTTTCATCTATTGACGGTTGTACCATTCGTGTTAGCGGATCTCAAAGCCCAATTGCTATAACCGGAAGTACGAATCCTTGCACACCAGCAAACGATACTGTTGTCAATTCTGCTGATGGAATAATATTTGGAACTGGCCTAAAAACAACACAAGATGCTGATGGCGGTGTCCATGTTAATTCAAAGTTCTACGTTTCGGGCGATGGTGGAGTGTGTGGAGGAACATACGCTGCTGGGGCACATACGACAGGAATTGTTGTTGGTGCTGGACTAAAGGCAACAAACTCTAGCTGTAGCTCAAATATTGAATTGAATTTCTTGGCATCTCAAGGTGCTGCTTGTGGTGCTGGGGCTGGTTCTGAATCTGCTATCAGTAAAATGGTTTATGGAACTGGTTTAACATTCACCGCAAATGGATGTACTGGTACACTCCTATCAAATATTACTGCCAATGGATCTACATATGCTAATCCATGTGATGTTGCAAGCAGATCAGACACTTTTGCTAATAAGCGTTTCCAAAATATTGAGTTCGCTGGCTACCTCAACTCTGCAATAGACGGTTGTGACGTTGTTGTTAGTGGTGGAAAGTCGCCTATCAATATGGGTCCAGATGGCTCATTATTTGAAGCTGTTGGATTAGTTGCTGGCAAAAGAATAGATATCACTTCTAGCGGAACATGTACTGGGGTTATTAGTGCAACCTCAATATCTATTACTGGTAGTTCTGATGAATGTACTGACGCAAGAGATGTAACTGCTAGTGATATTGATGGAATCATATTTGGAACTGGCTTACGAGCAACATCTACTGATGGTGGATTAATTATAGACAGTCCATTTGAAGTAGAAGGATTAGGTGTGTGTAGCTCTGCTGCCTATGCCGCATCTCAATCTTCTAAGTTACAATTCGGAAAAGGACTTCTTGTTACCGAAAATACTGCATGTGAGCAATTAGTACAGTCAAATATTAAAGTATTGGCGACTGGAACTTCTGGCACTTTTGATAATATTGAATTTGTTGGAAATCTATCGACAACTTGGGATGGGTGTGGAGTAACAGTAAGCGGTACATCATCTGCATTGATATCAGTTAGCGGTGATAATTCATGTGGCAAAAGTTACTATAATAATGGAAGTGTTACTGGATTGATGTTCAGTACTGGTCTTGCTGTTTCAGAAGATGGTGCTGGCAATGCTGTTATTTCAAGCACGATCAGGGCACAGGGTGGTGCTATTACTGATGAGTGTGCAGTTCCGCCAACCAGAGATGCTGCATTTGATAGCTTATTCACTAACCTTATCTTTACTGGATATTTAAGTTCATCAACTGATGGATGTGATGTAACAATCGAAGGTAAGAGAAGTCCTATAACTATCTCAAAGAGTGGAACATTCTGTGGTACGGAAGTAAGCGAGAGCGGAAATATCACTAATCTTAGTATTGGTAGTGGTCTAGCCTTAACAGGTGTTGCAGGTTGCTCCGCTACTTTATTAACAGATATGAAGATTAGTCAGGCCGAAACTTGTAATAGAAGTGCTGTACCAGAAGCCTTGTTCACAAACCTAGAGTTTAAAACTGGTCTTGCAATTACCCAAAAGGCTGGTTCATCGTGTACTTGGGAAATCAGTAATGTATTTAATGTTGAGGGTAATAATGACTGCGGCTATGGAGGTGGAACAACTTCTGTAAATGGTGTTGAGAAAATAGTATTCTCATCAGGCTTGGCAATTCAGGATGATGGAAATTGTCAAGTAACTGTTACTTCTAAAAAGCTAGTCGGTGGAGGCGGAAGCAATGGATGTTTAGGCGGAACCGCTTCTCCTGTTCCGTTTGACACACTATTATTCTCTGGACTTAGTGTTTCAACAGACGGATGTACCACAACAATTGGTGGTCCAACACTAACTGTTGCACACAATGGTTCTTGTAACTCAAGCACACTGGCTACATCTTGCTTTAATAATCTTATATTCTCTACGGGTATTAAGATTGAAGGAAGCAACGGAACCTACGAAGTTGCAGGTGGAATCGAATTCCTTAAAACAGGGTGTGGTGCTCCTTCAAATATCAATAATTATAGCAACTTTGCAAATGTGATAGTCGGAGAAGGTCTTAATGCACGAGATGTTGGCTTATGTACTGTAAAAATTGATGCCGGTCTATCTGGTATTAGAAGTGGTAGTCAAATTCGCGGCCAGCAAGTCAACTGTGGAACACCAAGTGCGGTTCCTCCGGGGACTTGTAGTACTGATTGCTTGGCTGCTGGGTATGAAGGTCCATTTGACGATAGAAGCATACCTTTGGCTGTTAATGGTCTTTATTCTGGTCCGGGTATTGGATTTGCTTCATGTGAAGGCGATTGTGATCTTATTATATTCCAAAATAGTGCTGTATCTGGACTTAACAATACCTGTGGTGGCGAGCTTGGTCTTCAGGTTTACTCAACATACTTCTCAAATGCATTTACAATCAACGGAAATAAAGGTGTTGACCTAACAACCAATACCCCTGTTGATGGTGCAACATTCAGTCATGGTGTTAATGTATTCATGAATGAGGGCGGTGGAGCTTGGAATTGCAGTCTTGTTACTGGAGTTGAGTTTGAACAAACCAAAGTCGATGGATATGTGACAAATGTAACTGTAACACCATTATTCGGAGTCCTTGGTGGTTCAAGCACATGTGATCCGGGTGATGCGACATCTAAAGATCTGCCGGGAGAGTCCAAAAAATTCTGGGTAACAACTATTCCATGCTAACCTGTAATCGGTGTAGTATATAATATAAGGAGGACTTAAAAATGACACAAGAAGGTTCAAAAGCACATCTGCAAGAAGTTGTAGATTATTTAGAGAAAGAAGAAGATATAAAACTGGAAAACTTCAAACATAAAGACCCAGAAGGCGTTGGTGATAGTCTTGAAAGAGCATTTGCAAAGTTCGGAGTCACTGAAGAAACAGTAGAAAAATTTTCAGGTATTGGGGGATGTGGATGTCAAAAGGTTAAGAAGTTTCTTAATCAGATTTTCCCATACAGAAAGAAAGATGAGTCTGCTGCTGAAGAACCACCTCAAGAAAATTCAGGCGGTGGCGGTGGCGGTAGCGGCGGCGGTGCAAAGTAGAAATAAAAAAGGGGCTGGCTATTTAACCAACCCCTCCTTTTAAAAAAATATAGTATTAATACACTATGACTTTTTAAAGATATACCAGCCGTTGTTTGGCAACCATCCATTATGACTATCTGCATAGTCTTTTTCATCTGATCTCTGAGACTGCTGTGTTTCAGAGAGATGGTTCCATCGCGTTTTTGGATAGATGTCTCCACTTTTGCCTTTAACTGTGCTGTATACAAGTTTTGCACCACAGTCTTTAAAGTTTTGGCAAACAATTTCTAGCCAGTCATTCTCATCTTTGTCTTTTCGACAAACGAAATTAAACTTTCTACCATTACATCTTCCACACTTCTCATGCTTAAAGATTTCTGTGATTCTAGAAAGAGCTTTGAAGGCATCAACTTCCTTCTCTACTTCTTCCTCAATCCACACTCCATCTCCTATTTGAACTTTTACTAACATTATTTAGCTCCGAATGTTTCTTCCCAATTATCATTATAACCAGATAGGTCATCTGGAGTACCTTCACGTTGATACCCAGACAGTTTATTAATCATCAACCGTCCCTCTAGGTTCTTGATATCCCGAATTGATTTAGGATCGTCACTATTAGCTTTAACGAAACTAACCAAATCTACATTATTCCTTTTGCACAAAGTCTTGATTGCTACGATTTGCTGATCGTTAATAGGTTCGTCGGTGTTGAACTCTTCATCAGACTCAGATGAGATTTCTTCAGCAGTTTGAACCCTGATCTTCAATGCACGCCTCAAAGCCTTTCCTTCAGCCTTAGTACATGCAGTAGCAACAAGATGTTTATTAAATGGTGCAGGAATCGTATCACCAAGAACATCAACGCAAGCACTGACAACAATTTCTGTGCCATTAAACTTACGAATAACAAGAGTATGTTTTGCAGTAACTTTACCGATATACTTTTGCTTTGGAATTTCTAAGATGTCTGTATCCGATCTAACAATCTCACCATATAGTTTTTCTGTAACTCTTCTAAGTCCATCAGTTGTTGGATTGCCATCTAGTAGCTCATGATCTGAAAGTTCATCTAAGATATAATCAACCCACTTAGGATCAGTAGGATTAACCTTAAAGTCATTAATCTCAAGAGCACCATCCTCAACAACTTCTTCCACAATGTCCTGAATCTTTGTCATATTTCAAAATACCTTTCATTCTTCTTAGGAAAATTATCTCTTACTTTTTCTAATATGTTTAAAACAGAGGAAGCTACATTCCTGAACTGCCTTTGAGAATCTCTTTTAACCAATTTTACTCTGATAAGTACCATATCGGCAGATAAAATTAATCCATTTTTCTGTGTATCAGCAGCCATTCTTTTTTGTAACTTTTCTTCACCACGTATAGGCTCGAAGTGCATAGGTCCATCAATCTCAATAGCTGTCCTGCAATCCCTAACATAAAGGTCAATATGGAACTTCTCATTCTGTAACAAGTGTTCCTTATGCTTATCCACTTTATAACCTTCTTCAATCAAGAAATCGAACAGGTATTTCTCCATTTTAGACCCGTTTCTAGATGCCTCCTGCATTGCCTCTGACGATCTTTTAAAAAAGTGCGTCTTCTCATGCTCTGTTTTTTTATTCCAAGATTCTGTGCCTATTTGTGACCTATATTCTCTCTCTTCGTCAGTCATAGAATCCCAGACTTTCCCCTGACTCTCACTGATTTTCATCTTAGTTTCCGCTGATTGTTTTTTACCAGCAGTAGGATGCTCAACCTTTCCTTCCGAGAGAGCTATTTTCTGTGCATCTGATTTACTTCTGGATTCAATTCCAAGTTTCTTGGCATCTCTACGAACTCTATTTGGGTATGTACCCAGCATATCTGCTATTTCTTTCCAGCTTTTATTTCCATTGGAATAATACTTCGTATAATATGCCAGCCTTATAGAATCTAAATCAGTAAAAAATGTTTCTTTAGCCATTATATCACCTTTAACAATTCTGAAGCTCTCCAATTATAAACTACTTTATCAACAGGTCTAAATAGTTTTGAAACAACTTCTTTGTGCTTTTCGCTTCTAACAACAACCTCTAATTGCGTATTCAAGAAAAGATTGCTAACCTGTTGTGCTTGAAAGTTTTGTAGCTTGGTCCATTCTAAATCCTGAAGATACAATAGCTTCTTTTTTGGGGTCATTGATTTCGCAACGACTTGTGAAGATAACATGTCAGTCGCTATCAATGTTCCTTGATGGGACATAGCTTCTATTTGTTGCAAGATAGTAAATTTATTTTTAATTGGCAATTGCCTGACTCCGTTTGAAAAAACAAAAACAGGCATTTGGTCTGATAGTTTATTTAGTTCCCTAAACATAACGTAGAATTTAGGGTTGTTGATAATTTCTTCGGTTACGATTCCTATCATTTGTAAAGTTCCTCTATTAATTTGACGCAAAAATCTGTATATGTTTCAAAGGTTGCTTTTTCCACATTCTTTTCTAAAAGATTGCCGCAAACACTCTCAAGTTGCTCATAATTAGCAAACTCAAATTCACCTAATCCAACCCACAATTTATTGCCGTTATTCCACATGAGAGGTGCTTTACCATTAGATATTGCTGTATTAAACCACTCTTCATTAAACATAAGAACAACCTTAGTGGATGCAATTAAGTTTTTATATTCAAGTCTATTAACAGATCCTAAGTAATAAAGAGATGGTAGTCTATTATTACCATAAGCCTTGACCTTGTACTTATTACCAAGTGAATCAATCATTCTGGTAATATAGGTATTTGAAACATCATGACCATCAGTAATTAAAAGCACATCACTCTGATATACTTCATTCATAGTACCGTCACAGTGCCATTGATTTACAAGGTAATCCAGATACATCCCTTGAGTATTTTTGTCTGAAAGATGAATTACTTTGTCATAAGCATCGTATTCAACACCTGCCTTATCTGTTATTACGACAAACTTGGTTGCCGGAAAATCTTTTTTAGCATATCTAACATGTTCTGGATTCTCTGTGCCGTTTAGAAATACAATAGTCGGGTTCTTTTCTTCTAATAAAGAAAACAATGGAGTAGTTCCATCAACCCAATGGCTATTTTGTTCAACGATTTCCATTGACTCTGCAAGATGCAGAATTCTTTGATCCGCTGTTGCAGGATGATAAAAATATATACTTTTCATATTACTTCTTTTACCTTTTCTAAATCCTTTGAGCTATCAATATCAATAATCTTAGCGTCATCATCACTACAAGCAGAGATGACACCTCCATTACTTATAAGTTCATTTATTGCCTCGAATCCAAACATATTGTAATTGTCTGGACACCAGCATATCTTTTTAAATATTTCCAATTCCCTATTTTTCAGGAAGATGAGTTGGCCCCACTTATTATCTAGGTCATACATAAGGTTCTCAATCTTTCCTTTATTGTTTACTATGCACCCAACTTCTGAGTTTTTCATAATGTTAGTGCCAGTAAACAAAGATGTCTTGTTAAAATTCATATTCTCAAGAGCTTCAGAATTAAATACAAGATCACCATATAGAACTAGAACATCCCTTTTGCAAGCACGAAGTCCCATACCAATAGACCTCACAACATTTGTGGACTCATAATGCTCATTCTCTACTTTAACAATATCTGATGGAGTATTGTTCATTAGAGTAATCGCTTCAAATCCACATACCAAGATAATATTAGCATTTGGTATTAATGCCTTGATTATTCTTAGCTGGTTGTCAATTATTCTAGACCCATCTTTTAATTTAATCAGCGGCTTAGGCCCATAAGACTTCATTCTTTTACCTAGCCCAGCCGCAGGAATAACGACATCTATTGGTGTTTTTTCATCTATATTTTTTATGTATTTAATACTCATGCACTAAATCCGAAGTAAGGATCTGCTACATGCTCAATCTTAAATCCATTGTTTATATACGACTGAGCAACCGAAATCAGTTTATTATTTGGGTTTACTGATATCTGAAATCCAGACACCTTTTTAATAAAATACGGGTTGTCATTGATATCGTTAGCAGGAGCACTAACGTATACCCTCATCCCATTATCGAAAATTTCATGATCCGTTGTTACAATTCCAACGCTAGGATCATTTTCAAAGACATCTTTAATCCGACCAAAGAATCCCTGCAACTCGAATGATTTATTTGACAATACAAATACTTCACCTTCTTGCAAGCTACTCCACTGAGATTCTAAGTTGTCAATCTCTACAATCTTTATTTCTTCATCGAAGGACATACATCACCTATTTCGTAAATAAATTTTTCACCGTTCTCTTCGTATTTTAGAATCTTATCTTCTAAAGCGACACCGAAAGCATTACCACCATGTTTTTTATGTGTTGTCTTGTTTACAATCATTCCATTGATATCATCAACAGGCTTCACGAAACCAAGCTGCATCATTTTTATTAATACTGAATTATTTAATTCATCACTAAATTCTTCTGGTATATCAAACTCAGCATTAAAAACAACATAGAATGGCAATGGCTTGTCTTTAACACCGTCAAAAACTAAGTCAACCAACGCTCTGTCGTCTAATTCGTCATCATAGATATTCTTTAGGCTATATTGATGAAACTCGGCATTTCCCAAAAGTTCGAGAAACTTGCTAGGTGCGATATAATTTTCTGGATCATTAACATAGCTAGTGTAAGACTTGTTAATAATAGTAACAAGATTAGGGGATATCTTTTGCGATTTAAGTTTAATCAGGGAACGCTTGATATTCTTAAATTCAGTATCCTTATCCACGATAATCATCGCGTGATATGGAACCTTTGTTTGAAGTTTTACGATTTTTTCCCAAGTATCTTTTGGTAGACCTTCCATTAGTCTTTCATTTCTGAAAAACATACAGAATCTTCCATCAATAATATCAAATTCCTTGTCCTCATCCCTAACAGAAACGATCTCAATTCCAGCATCCTCGTAATCCTTTAGCTTGCCTAGCTTACAGCCAACCTGAGTTGACTTTTCCCACTTTGCAAACACACAAGTTTTACATGATGTATGAATTGTGCTTATTTCCTTAGTCATACCTTTTGTGCCTCCACTAAATATCTACCGTTATCAACACCGGCAAACTTGATTTGAAGTCCCTTGCTTTCCAGTAAAGTTCTTATAGATGTTATAGAGTTGATCCTTTTGCACCTACCGAAGAAACCAGAAGCCTCTTCGATGGCAGATTCACCAAAGAATACTTTTCTACATACTTCTAGTCCGTCAATGCCTGACAAAATCAAAACACCATTCTTTCTGATCTTTTGAACAACACTAGCGAGTACATCGTTATTTTCAGAAAACTCTAACACATCTGATACGAATATGGAAGTAAAATAACTATCTGGAGCAAGAACTAAATCCTGTTCGCTTAAATCATTTTCATTCCTTTTGTTTACAACCAGATTAATATTCTTGCTAATCATTTAATTCCTCACAAAACCTTTATTACAGACATGACCTAATAAGTTATTCCACTTGTTTCCAAACTCTTCTTCAGTAAATTTAGATACATAGTTATACGCATTTTCCACTAATTGTGGCAAACCATCAAATTTTAAAACTTGTTCATAGTTTGCAGGATCGTTAAACATTGTAGGGCTTTCAACAACAAGACAAAGCTGCTGGGATGCTAAATCCCCAAGATCTTGCGATCCTTTAGGAACTATCACAGGTATCCTGTTTCTCATGCAATCATACAGCATTGTGTTCTTGTTATGCCACAGATACAAGTACATTGATGCTTTTTCTATTACATTTGTATAAAGACCATTATTTACATTAACTCCTAAGCCCTCAACACTTTGTTTAGGTAATGTATTGTCTAATAAAATAAAATTGGCATCCTGATCCTTCTGAATAGTCCTTCCCGGATAATTGATTTCAACGCTCAGGCATGGAATCTGGCTAATCCAGCTTCTACTAACATCCTTACTGTTGGCTACACAAGCATCTCCACTTCTACCATATAGAACTTCAGGGTTTGGCAAATTCAAAGTAGCGTGAAGAGGACAAGGAACCTTGGTAATGCTAGAAGCAAAATCGACAACGATAAGAGGCACATGAAGATTGCGTGAAGCATTTTCAGCACGCTCATACATAGCACCTCTGTTGAATACAATAATTGCATCAACGTGTCTACTAGGAATCTCGTGCATAAAGTCAACGATATGGATATTTGATGGCTTACTTTCCGTTCCCCACTGTGGGAAATTAGCAATTCCTGTAACCAGATAAAAATCATGAGGTAGTGAATTAGCAAGCATTGAACAATACTCATCCATTGTCTCATTGACGAGTAAGATTGTTAGCTTTTCTTTTTCCTCAGAAGAGGCATTTCTAATTATATTTTCTATTGCGAACATCATTATCCCTTATTATAACTTAGAATGTACTGCTTACACTTGTCAACCACTTCGCTATTGACCATTTTCATCTTCCTTCCAATATCTGTGCTGGATGGCACTCTCCAAGAGTTTCTCCCAGAGTTGATTCCGGGCATAGGTCTGTTATTTAGTAAGCATATTTGCTCGCAAGACTGAACCGAGAGAGGATATTCATCATTGATATTTAGTACATCAAGAACAATCGAAGGCTTGGCGTACCTCATCGCATTGGAAAGAGAGTCATTAATCTTACCACCATACTCAACATTGATATAGCAATCAAAGTTTGCATGTGCATAGTTAAGTAAAGTTTCATCTTTACTATTAACGACCGCAACATCTTTATAGTTTCTTTTATCGGTAAAAATACCAAGCCTTTCCTTTGTCTCTTCAATAAGTTTCATGACCGCTTCTTTTTCATTACTATCGCAAAAGACAAACATCATTACATTGTCACAAACATAATAGCTTGAAAGAAAAGCAGCAATCGTTTCTGTTAGTCCAGAAGACTCAGATGGAGATGCGTCTGTGTAGAACTTGACGGTATTCTTATACAAGTCCAAATTAAGTCCCATATCTTGCATACCAGCAAAAGGCTTATCGCCAAGACTATGAACAGTGATCCCTGTAGTAACACCCGATTCTTCTAGTAGTTTTTTCTCATTATCACTAAATACAACAACTGCATCAAATAAGTTTAAAGATTGAGTCCATCCCAAGTCCTTAATATGAGAGTCAACCATAGTAACAGCAATATTCTCGTTAAAGTCACCGTTGTATGCCAAGTTCATAGGAAGTCCAAACTGAATTAAAACATCCTTACTTTCTACATTATTTTGCTCGTACTTTTCTAGATCACCGATGTCATTTCTCAGATTATTATAGCTATAATACAGTGGCCTGAGACATAGCTCATCACCTTTGAGTTTTGCCATATCCTTAGCAAGCTCTAGGCTTTTTCTTCCCCAACCGTCTGTTTGTCTATAAGGTGCAATTAACAATACACTCATTTCTTAACTCTCCTATTTGCTTCCATAATAAAAGCTGGGCCTGTTGTTTTATTGACTCTTTGACTGTCGAAGAAATGCCTTTGTTGTGCCATTCCAAGAACTTGCTCAAATGCTTTTTTCTGGTCAAATGGTGAAAGATCAACACCAAAGTTAGCACCATAGTTTAAATTTCTCAACATATTTAACATGTCATATTCGTAAAGTTTGCTTTGGTCTTGAATTACACTTCCGTAGATCCACTCGCAGAATTGAAGGTTGTTAAGACCTTGTGGGATTTCCGTTGGGACTGGCCTTATAGTTGGTGGCGTATCCCATTTTCCTTGCAGCGGTTTTGTAACCTGAACATTGTCGAAGTAATTCATCCAAGCGTTTGCTGCTATATCCCAAGTATACCTTGTAATACATCCTTTCCTTGACTCAAGACGCTTCTTTTTTGCTTGAGCTTCTGTTTGAGTAGCACATTTCAGCATAATGTCTGTTAGTGCCGCATTGTTTGGGCCAGATCTATCTGCATTGGTTTCCATTTCTCTAGCCAATTGTGGCTTGATGGGGTATCCATTACAGTGTTTGACGACATCTTCCATAGCACTATAATCAATACATGCGATTGGCGTTCCTGCTGCCGCTGCTTCAACCTGTGGCATACCAAAGCCTTCACAAATAGCATATTGAACGTACAAATCCATTAGATTGTAAATGTCATTAAGCTCAGAGTGTTCAATACCATTCTGAACTCCCGGCATAGTAGCAGCATGAGATCCACAATGTTCACAAACAGTGATTGCATCCCTATATCTGGAAACAAAGTGCTTCTTGCAGTTTCTACAAACATATGTAACAAGAAGTTTTGTTCCAAATTCATGGGCTAATGAAGTAATGTTCCATCCCATTTTCTCTGGATAGCTTGTATGCAAATATAAAAGAGATCTATCTGCAACATCTTTCGGTGCTTTCTTTAAAAAATCAGAAAAGGAACGCATTAGATCTGGGAACATTTTACGCTTTTGGTTACGCATAACAGTTCCAACAATAAAGCTGTCTGGATCAAGACCAAACTTTTCTTTGTGTGCTTTCTTATTCGGAATAATATTAAATTCAGATGGATCAATGGCAGGAGAAGCACAATCACTTACTTTAAGCCTTCCATGAGTTTGCTCTTCTAAAGTCCTAATTCCATATTCAGAATATGCCATCAGACCATCACATTTATTAAACCAGTATAGCCATTCGTTTTTCTGAGGCTCACTGTCTACTGTTGGCATCCATACCCAATGAAAGAATGGCAGTAACGAAGAATTTGCCACATACGCATCCATCCAAGGATCTCGATATGTAACAACAATGTCTGGCTTGAACTCTAAAACTGCAAATTCAAATCTAGTACATCCCCATTGGACATTTGGGTTTTCTGTATGTTGCTTTGCATAGTCCTTTTCATTATCCAGTGGTGCATTTCCATAGATTACCCAGTCCGTATTCTCAAAATCAGTAGAACTAGCATAACATGCGAACTCAGCAATTTCATATTTGCCAGACTTATGTATTCTGGTTAGAATCTCTTTTGCATATGTGCCAAACCCAGAAGCTAGTTTATGAGATTCAGTTACAAACAATATACGTTTCTTATTTTGCATTTGCTTCTCTTAATCTTTTAACGAGTTTATAGAATTTATTTTTGACTTTAGACGGTGTTTCATTAACTATGTCACAAATTTCATGGAATTTATAACCATGCTGTCTAAGTTCTAATAGAGTTTTTTCTTCATCGGTCATGTCGTCCAGATAACATTCCCAAATCTTATCTGTTGTTTCAGTTGTTGGAGAAGCAATACTGTCTATATTTACAAAACTCTTTCTGTTTTTAATCTCTCTTATGATAGACCACCTGATAGGTCGCCAAGCATATGTAGAAATTAGACCGTTGCTTTTGTCGTATTTTTTCAATGCCTTCCAAAGACCAATTCTTCCGGCATCCATCAAGTCTTCACGCTCTGTATGATTTTTTGGGCCAAATGAGTTTACTATAGAAACTACTAGCCCCATGTTTTGTTCAATCAGTTCGTCCATACTATATCCTTATTATATACATTGTTCTAGAGTTTGTGCTTTTTTTACTAAAAAACTTCCTCTTTTTTTATCTCTTTCGCCCCTCAACAATAATATCTTGCCTACGACAATTTTACTCTTGAGTTTTGACCAATCATCAGAAAAAACAGTGATGTTATCAAGAGAGCAAGTACCGTCTGATACTTTCAAGAAAGCCATTTTCTCACCCTTATGCTGACCACCTCTGATTTTCCACTCTCGGACATCGCTTATTTGTGCTGCAATAGCAATATAGTTGTTATCAAACCCCTTAATATATTCTCGACAGGTGCAATTTGCATTTGATGTATCATACTCATCCACTTCTGAACAAGTAATTTCAACTCCAAGCAAATCTCTCTCCTGCTTTGCTCGCCAAGACCACCTATCAATCAATTCATATGGAGGGTTTTTCAAAGCTGCAATTGACCCATTAACCTGCTCTAAATGCCTTTCTCTATGTACTGTGGCCTTTTTAGACTGTTTGATATGGGGAATTGTTTTCTCAAGTCCTTCTAAGAATGTCTTTGCTTCAACCTTGGTCAGATAATCTTTATCAGAATCTTTTAATTCTTTATAAATGTTATATTGATACAGCATTTCGTTTCTTTGTCTTCCATAACAATCAAAAACTCCTGCCCTAATCATAGCATCGAATGAGTTAGACTTAATATATCGTCCAACCTTCATCAAGAACTCATCCCATGACATTGCAGCTACATTATAATTGTTTTCATTTACGACACCCTCAATTTGCTTGAAAACACTGACACCAACGCTTTTGACATTCACAAGACCGAAGGTAGGCAATTTATCAACTAAGCAAAAGTTTTCGTTCATATTAGCGATACTAGGAGGATTAGTATCAATATCCATAGTTCTTGCGTTGTTCACAAGATCATTGATCTCTTCAAACGGTTTTGGTTTACCATCTGCATGACGAAGGTATGAAGTAAAGAAGGCTCTAGGAAAGTGAGCTTTGGCATATGCGGTCTGATATCCGTTTAGTGCATAGCTTACAGAGTGAGACTTATTGAAAGAATACTTCTGAGACTTCTCGATCCAACTAAAAATCTCTTCGGCATCTTTCTCAGTAAAGTTTCCTTGACTAACAGCACCCTCTAGGAACTCTTTCTTTACTTTAGCCATAAGCTCAACATTCTTTTTACCAATAGCTTTACGAAGATTGTCAGCTTGACCTAGAGAGAAATTAGCAACCAATTGTGCAATCTGCATAGCTTGTTCCTGATAAACAAGAATCCCTTGGGTTGATTCTAGAATAGGCTTTAGTCTGGGGTCAAAGTATTTAACCTCATCTTTACCAGCTTTACGATCAATATAGTGCTGGGTCAGAGACTTACCATCAACAATAGCATCACCACAACCCGGACGAATAATAGCAATAAGGTCAGAAAGTTCTTCCACAGTTCTAGGTTTAACTTCTCTTGCCTTGCTTTGCCCAAGCTGAGATTCTAGCTGGAAAACACCTTTAGTATTTCCCTCACATATCATGTCCCATGTTCTATCACACTCTAGGGGTAGTGCTTCAATATTCGGGTTGAATACTGGCAAACCCTTAGAGTTTTTTTCAAATTTACAACCGCATGGGAACTCGATAAAATCACTCATTGCATCTCCATTAGATATCTACGTTTTCAAAACTTCCTTTGAACTTCGAGATAGACGATTGTTTTCTATGAAACTTCATGAATCTAGTAATAATTGCTGCTTCTTCAAAAACATCAACTAGTGCATCATGAGCAACACCCAATGCTTTCATTCCAAAGAATTTACGCCAAGTGTCCATCTTAAAGTCGTATGGCTCTTCGAGATTCTCAAACCACCAGAACAGATTATCCATAGCATCTAACTTAGTTACCGAGGAAAACGGCATCTTAACTTTATGCTTCTTGCACAAACGCTCTGCAATCGGAATATCAAACCCTGTAATATTATACCCTGCTGGAATCGGTTCTGGGAACCATTGTCCGGGTTTTTTGTCCACAGTAAACTTTTTACAGTAGGTTGCAAAGTTTTTCCAAGCAACTTTCTCGGAAACACCCTGCTTCCATCTTTCGATTACTTCTTCGTATGTAATTCCATAGTTTTGGGCGTGCCAATTAATAGTACCTTCTCTCTTTGGAACTTCAAAGTATTCTGGCTTATCAATACCGTCTGGCTTAATCATAGTATTAAATGCCTGATCTTTTTTGACCTCAAGAGTCTCTGGGTCAATAGGAACAGCAGCAAGCTGAACCGGATTACACAGATCCTTATCTGGCAAGTCAGTCTCAAAGTCAAAGCAAATAATCCATCTATTATTCTTCATCTACTTTCTCCACATAGAGCTTTTCAAAACACATAGATCCATTTTTAACTTGAATATGCTTTTCTGTTTCTCCTTTTTCATTGCCAAGCATTACATCAAAAGACTCGCACATTTTTGACCAAGACTTTCCATCAATAATTACTTTTTTAACAAAAGGATATTTTTGAGAAAGAGAAATCATATCTCTTCTAAATTCTAACATAGGTCTTCACCTCCAACGATGTTTACAACGTCCATAACTTTGTCTAGTCCTCTAATAGCCAAACAGTCTAATTTCAATAGTCCAGAGTCTTCACAACTCGGCCCATCGAATCCAGCACGATAGCTTTTACCCTTGCTATCTAGAACCATTGGACATGATTCACTGATTGGTTTACTTGATACAACAATACCAGCGGCATGTGTACCTGAAATAATTTTAGTATGCTCGATTCGGATTGCTTGTTCAAATATTTTTGCAAGCCTTCCTTCAAGCTGTCCATCCTTTCCAAGATGACACCATTCTTTTAGTTTCTCAGGGGTATTTTCTAAAGCCCAAAGAATACTAGATGAATAGCCATATTCTTCTTCAATATCTTTTAGTTCGTCAGAAACCTTTGCTTCGTCTTGAAGACACTTAGTAATCGCCTTTTGCTCATCAAACGATATATTTCCGCGAGCAGACATTACTCTTGTAAGAGATGCCTTACCCTTGAGCGTCTGGAATGTTTGGATTTGTGCAACACACTCCTCTCCGTACTTTCCTTTGATGTATTCAATAGTCTCTTCTCTTGCTGCCTTTGGAATATCAAAGTCAATATCAGGCCAAGAGATTTTCCCCGGTGCATTACGACCCGCATTATAAAATCTCTCAAAGATAAGATTGAATGGGATAGGATCTACCTGAGTAATTCCCAAAAGATTAGACACCATACACCCAGCAGCGGAACCACGCCCCGGCCCAGTAATGTATCCTCTGGACCTAACAAAGCGGAGAATATCATCGACAATAAGAAAATAGCTAGAAAGGCCAATCGAGGTAAAAACTTCCAATTCATTATTCACCCTTTCACCGTATTTAGCAAATTCATCGCTGTTCTTGTCAACGTGACCCATTTTCCTTTGCCATCCATCACGGTTCAGTTTCCTGAGATACTCTTCTGGAGTCATACCGTTTGGGCATTTAAATTCTGGTGGCTCTGGGGATTTAAGGATATTATAATCTTCGCACATATCCAAAATCAAGTTGGTGTTCGCAAGCTCCTCATCAGTATGAAACTGCTTCATATCTTCATAAGAAGGAATATGATAATTGTTTGACTGAAAGAATGTAATCAAAGACCTGTTAGCAACACCCTGTTTAAGCTCTCTCTGGATCTGTGAGATGTTCTTTTTAAAGTATGTGCATAGAAGCACTCTCTGATCTTCTGCGTCCTCTCTCTCACAATAGTGAGCGTCTGGAGTCGCAACACATGGAGCACCAACTACTTTAGCAATTTGCCTAAGAGCATTTCCTACCATTCCAGCAAACTTATTAATCTTAGAATCAATTAGCTGAATTTCAACAAAGAAGTTTTCTTTTCCAAACATAGTTTGAAGATTCTTTGCCATATGAACACCCTTCTTCATCCAGTCTGGATCAAGACGTTCTCCATCTGTGATAGCGTCAGCAAGTACAGAACCAAGATGTCCGCTAAAGCAAATTAGATTTCCTCTGTCGGCAGCTTGAGCCAACATATCCATATCAATTCTTGGCTTGTGGTAAAAGTTTTCTTTCTTATTAGATAAAGAAATTACCCTTAGTAGGTCTTTCCACCCATTAAGATTCTTTGCGATGATTGGCTGATGAACTAATCTTTTGTTCTCTTTTTTCCTTACTGTCGCATCATCATCTGGGCAAATGTAAAGTTCGCTACCAAGAAGAGGTCTTAGTCCAGCAGATTTCATCTCTCTTGAGAAATCAACAGCACCGCTAACCGACCCATGATCTGTCAATGCACATGCAGATGCACCAATTTTCTGGATACGCTCTGCAATATCATCACATTTGCTTAGACCGTCTAGTAGACTATATTCTGAGTGAACGTGTAACGGCGTGTATTTCATTAATCTTGAACCTTTCCTCCTCCAGAACCATACTTGCCTACAGTATATCCGGGAGCCATGTAGTGTTTAGTAACCCAGTCAATTCCTTTGAGCTTAATCATGTATCTGACTTGCTCACACTTACTCATTGTTTCACCATACTTCGTTCTCTGTCCGGGTCTATGTTCCTTTAGAGGTTCAATGTTAGTCCCTTCAAAAGTTGTCTTTCCAGCATGGCACATCGTTCGACACTTCCAGCAATCCTTTGGTCTGATTCTTGGAAGTATCTGTGGCTCATCCGTATCCCTGATTTCCTCAAATCTTTTTCTCAGAATTTCTTCTGTTTGTTTCATGTCGGAATCTTGATAGTGGACAGTAAATGGACCACCAGTGTTGATGAAGTAGATTGTCATTAGGAATGTGTGAGCTTCTGGATATAGCCTTTTACAAGCATAGTGGTACATTCGCAACTGCGGATTATTGAATAAATTATTCTGATTATATTCTTTACCAGATGCCCAGTCTTTTCTCATTCCTGTTTTCCAGTCTACAACCTCATAGACACCATCACCGAGATCACTAACTAAGTCAATAGTCCCTTTTAGTGCTAAGTGTCCAGATAAATTATACTCTGGATATTCGTACTTTGCCCAATCTTCTTCGATCTCAAAGTCAAAATGAGGTTCCGCATCAACAACATCTCGCTGTCTCGGATCATACATGCCATCCTTATACTTTAGAGCTTTCCATGCCCAGCTTAGACAATCCTCAAAGTCTCTATCCCTCCAAGCGTTTTTGCCGGTATGGTAGTTGAAGAGTTGGGTGTAATGCTCGTATACCCTAGCACCGATTGAGTTTAGATATTCCGGCTCATAATTATCAGTAAAAACTTCTCCAATATCTTCGTCATCAATTACAGCTTTGCCTTCTTGTGCTGCCTTTTTGCATAGTGCTGTAATTTCTAGAATTTTATGAGTAATAGTGCCCTTGTCAGCTTTTTTACCACCAAGTCCACGCAAACCAAGCGTATATTCGGTATAGAACTGCATGGGACAAGTCCTATGAGTATTAAAGGAACTACTTCTGAAATATACGATTGGGATACCCATATTAAACTCCTAAATCTGTAAGGTTCTGACATTCCAGATCTTTCAATGCAAAGTAAACCTTTTTATTTAGTTCTGGAATCTGAAGGTTTTGATTATTGATAACAGTGTGGCACAATGACAAATTGACCTTTTCACTAGCATGTGTATCTTTTGATTTAAAGATGTCACGCTTCAAGCCAAGGATCAGTGCCCCTTTTTCTTTCAATAAATTAATTTCATTCTCAAACCTAACATCGCAGACAAGTGCAATCTTAGGATTATCTTTATTAATTCTTCTAACAAGCGTATCAACCCAGATATTCTCATACATATTCCTGAATACTTCCGTACCCATATATTGTAGAAACTCTCTAATGGTCATAAAGCCTGTTTTTCCGGGAACCTTCTTTGGCATATCTTTCCACTTCAGGTGCGTAGACTCATTCTTATCATCATCCGTTCCATATACCTTATTCTCAGGTATTCCAAAAACGTCAATCGCCATACGCTTCAATGGATCTGCCAACGCATACAGCTTTACGGAGTCCATTTGCTCCATAACAGCCTTTACATTTACGAAAGGTTCCTTGAATGGAAAATAGTCGTCATCAGTTGTTTCTCCAAAAACATCTGACACTTCTATGTTGCCATGCTTATCAAGTCTAGCTTTCTTGCAAACACCATCCTCAATTAACTTGAGCATAATGATGAAATTGCAGCATGTGTTTTTGCCGCTTTGCTTTTTACCGGCAAATCCAATAATCTGTGTCATTTACTGATCTCCATATTTTTCTTCGAGCAATTCTAGCATTTCTAGCCTGTCTGTTGCGTCAACTAATTTGTTCAATGCTTCGTCTAGGTTGTCCAGATAGTCTTGTGTCGAATGTTCTCCGACACCAGCAGAACTATGAAACAGTAGCTCGAACGACATCAAGGCAGCTTGATAGTCTGATTCAGCTTTGTTATACAAGTAGTCGATTGCATGTCTTTTAACGCTCATTGATATACCTCTTTTGCTTGATTGATTAATGGTAAAATATCTTCTGTAACCTCGTTGGTGCTCATTTCACCAACATCGCTTTTATTAATATCAACTATATAAACCCTATAGGTTCTTTCAAGTTGATCTTTAATTTTCTCAGCAGCCTCTTGTCCGGCATTGTTTTCATCATTATCCATTATAATAACAACTGTTAATGCACCCGATTCATCTATAAGATGTCTCTGAGGTGGGTTTAGCGATGTACCGAACAGGGCTACAGAGTTATGAATACCTGATTCCTCAAGTCTCCATACGTTTCCGGGGGATTCTACAAGTATTATCACTCCGCTAGAGACAATATGTTCTTTGGCCTTATGATAATTATACAATGCTTTTTCCTTCTCAAACCCTTTTGTGTGCCTCCATTTCGGAAAATAAAAGCAATCTTTTTGAGGATCGTGATAAGAGCCGCATTTTTCACATGCATCGAATATACTTCTTCCAGTAAACCCGATGATAGTTTCTCCGAGGTCATCATAAACTGGAACAACTGCTCGATTAAACATTGGCTTACCATAGGTCTTGCAAGTACCAACGTCATAATCATCAAGGACTTCTATTCCGTATCCACGTTTGAGATAATATTGAGATGGAATCTCTACTCTGTCTCTATAAAAGTCTCTTGTTATTGTTCCACGAGCTTTGCTGCCAGACAAGCCAGAAACCATTCGGTTAAATTCATGGTTGCCAGAATCAATTGATTGACCCTTTAGACCATTAAAGTTTAATTTATATCTGTCCAGCAAGAACTCGATAGTCTGATCGAAAGATACTGTTTTATCCCCCGGAACATTCCAACCATATTTGATTCGTGAAAGTCCTCCACGAATCATACTTAACAATGAAGTCCCAAAATGAGCTTCACATCCATGAGTCCTACATTTGTAATGAACTCTATAGTCTGCATCATAGTAAAGATTCAAAGCTGTCTTGTTATCACCGCCGTGAATAAAACATTCTGAGAAATAAACTTTCTGACCTCGATGGTGTTCAACATCAAAGTAGTCATAAATATCTTCAAGATTATCTAGGACGACTTCTGTTAGCTCATTTATCTTTGATTGATCTTTATATTTAGAAAGCCACGTCTTCTTCGTCATCTTCTTCTTCCGTATAAGAACCACCTTCTGCTAATTCATAAGCTGTTTGTCCTTCGGTGAGTTTTGCATATGCACCTTTCATGAGGACATTGATATAATCGCCATCGTCTAGTCCCTCGCCATGTCTAGCGATAATTGGTACTAGCTTTCGGTTGCCATTTTCAGGCCCATCTTGTGCGATCTCTTCATCTGATTTCTGCTTATAAATCGTAAAGTTTGAACATAGCCACATGATTCTATCAGAACCACTAGCCGCATCAGTTGATTCTTTATTAATACCATCCCTATTAAGCTGAATGAAAGAAAGGATTGGTACTTCGTATCGAAGTGCGAAGTTGTGTAACGCAGTCATCATGAAACCTAGAAGCTGAAATTCCTTGAGGTCGCTCTTGGCAAGCTCAGATGCTTCCATAAGTTTCAAATAGTCATAAACAATAACGCAGTCTTTTGCTTTGCCTTGGTCATTAAGACCAACTACTTTGGCAATCCAACGCCGCATGATTGATACTTGATCCTCGAATGGTTTGCCACCAATGTTTTTATGGTAGAACGGAATGTTCTTTTTCTTATTAGCCAACTCCATAAGGGAGTTTTTCCTAAAGTCATTCTTAGCAAATTGACCAGTTTCAATATCATTGATAGTGGCTTTACCAGCAGTTCCATATGAAAGCATGGAGCCTCCACGATTTTGCTGGTCTTTCTTTGTCATCTCGGTATCGAGATAGAGAACAGGAATATCTCGGTTAGCAATATCCGCCCCCATGTTAAGGCCAATCAAGCTCTTACCAACCTTGGTTCTAGCTCCGATAACATTCACGGTTCCCTTTCTCAATCCACCACCGATTGCAAAGTCATACTTTGTAAATCCAGTGGCAATACCGATTTGGTCAATTTGATTCTCTGCCCTATCTTCTAGGTACTCATCCAAGTCACCGAACAAAAGTTCAGGTGCATCGTCATGGTCATTAAGAAGAGAGGTGAAGTCAAAGATTGATTCTTCTGCAAGCCCCAAGATATGAGATACAGACTCATCACCCTTTAATTGCAAATATTTCTCTTTGGTATCATCAAGCTGATCTACCATCATTCTAGCTATTTGTAGCTTCCTCGCCTTTGCAGCGAACTTTCTGACGTTCTCAAAAAGAACAGGAAACTTCATGATTGCATTTAGATGTGCGATCTCATTTTTATTGTTAAAGAAATCACTAAGACCTATCTCTTTAGCAGATGATAAGATCGAAGGTACATCAATTTTCCTTGTATCATCTTCCTCTAATAGTCTTTTTACGCAAGCAAAAATTATAGAGTTAGAATCAATAGTAAAAGTGTTGGTATCTACAATGTCAGCAACATCAAAATACGCCTCAGAGCCATGTCTAACAATACCTGATAGAACTGCTCTCTCTGCTGCTGGATCAGCTAAAATCATTTAAATCACCATCCCGCTTGAGTAGAACAAGAATTACATTTCCAACGATTAACATTTGCGACAAGTGCAGAAGAAACTTCATATTCATCTCCACACACACAACAATCGACATCAACTAAAGATGACTGCCTTTTAGGTTTTTTAAAGCTAGTTCTTTGACTTCTAGCCTTCTCATCTTCTGCTGATGCGTTACTCAATTCTACTCGCTCATTTGCATCAAGACCAGCATTACCGATCATTTCTTCAAACTTATTTTCTCTTGGTCTATCAATATCCATAGGTAAAACTCTACAGGACTTTCCCCTAGAGCCTCTGCTTTTACCTTTTCTCTTGGATTTTCTCTTGCCAGACCTTCTGCCTGAATCCTCTTGAGCTTGAGCTTTACTCTTAGAGTTTCCTCTGCCTTTTCTTCTTTTATTAGGTGAGCCTTCCCTTGTAGAATGAATGTGAGTGTTAAACGTCTTTTCTTCTTCTTGGGGTTGTGGCTCATTATTACCACCCAGCAACTCTACTAAATCATCCTCGCTTAATTTATCTAATAGTTTTGCTATGAGTTCTTTTTTATTCATTTCATCACCTTTGCCCTTTGCAGGTTCACAAACAAATCTCCTATATTTTTTACAGAAGTTGCTAAATATGTTAATCTCTCTGCACGTTGCTCTGCATAATTTTTAAGACGCAACAAGTCTTTTGTGTGGGAGTTCTCATTTACAGCTTGTATGAATTGACTATCCCATGAGCCTCTGTACTGAGCTTCCTTGCCAGAAATCAGAGACTTTATTTTATTAGCTGCCCACTTTGCTCTTGCAGATTCTCTATTGTAGCACCTTTGCAGATGAAAAGAAAAACCAGCAAGAAGAATAGCCGCTTGAGCACAATCTTCAATACTCAACCGTTCCATTTGTTCTCTGGACATAGACATATATTTCTTGACTTCGGTTTCCTGTTCATGCGTTTCAGAATAACCAGACAATCCGACCTTGGTTTCATATTCATCCAAAGCGACATCTAGTTTTCCCATCTGGTCTAACGCGATTGAATTATCTCTTTCCATTCCTCCACCTTTTTATCATATGGTAGTTCAATGAGAGTGATGTTATTTGTTTCACACCAATCTCTTTTGTCGGTATCATTCTTTCTCTGATTTAGAAAGTCCTGTGCGGAAGCATGGTACATAGTATTAAACTTATAATGCTGTTGACCATGAACTTCCACAGCTAATTTAATATTATTAATAAAGAAGTCTAGATATTGAGTCTTACTTCTTGGTTTGATAGGAACTTCTTCAAGAATACGCATTGTCGGAAACAACTCGTAAAGAATTTTCCTAGCCTCAGTGTGGAGTTTTGATCTACGTCTAGAATCGCTTGCAGTAACAATATCTCCAGTTGGCTTCCAAGTGCTTACATTTCCATGTAAATCTCTTACTTTCATGCCATGCCTACCATCTCGAATACCTGTTGCCTTAATTCATCATAGTATTCTGGGTTATTCTCTAGATAAGTTGCAAAGTTAGACATACCTTGAACCTTCTCACCATTAGGTAAAGTTAGCCAAGTCTTTCCTTCTACTAATCCATAATCCTTAGCCAATTCAGCTAATTCATATTCATTCCAGATACCATGCCCATACTTAATTATACTCGTAACTTTTTG